GTTATCATAACTGACCATGATGCCATCCAAGACCAAAAAATATTTTCTTTTACGTGCCCCTTAAGACGCCAAGTCCCTGTATTGGCAGTGTCATTAATGAAAAAAGTTGAAAGCATTTGAACTCTGGACATAACACCCAAGAATTCACAAGTGTTCCCTAATTCCGGAAAATCGTTAGGCGCCGGAGTAGCTGATGCTGCCAATCTATATTTTGTTTTTGCAAAAGAACCGATAATCATGTTTCTTGTTTGTCCAGCGAAGTTTTTTAAAATTGAACTCTCATCACAAATCACAGCCACAAATACACTTGCATCAAATAAATGTAACCGCTCATAGTTTGTAATATTTATTCCGTTAACAACCTCTTCTTGAGAAGAACAATAATTAACCTTGATCCCAAACTTTTCACCTTCTAAAATAGTTTGTTTAGCAACAGCCAAGGGTGCAAGGATAAGAATCGGTTTATTTTCTCGTTTGTGGATTTCATCAGCCCATGAGAGTTGCATGATGGTCTTTCCTAACCCACATTCACAGAACAGCGCCGCTCGACCACGTGCCAATGCCCATCGCACAAGTACCGCCTGCCAATCAAAAAGATTTTTATTAAGGTCTTTTAGTTCGATTTCAAATCCTGATTTCTCGTCAGCAATATTTTTAGATTTTAAAAAATCCTTATAATTATTCATTATTTAGTTCCCTGTTCTGGCAATTGTATATCTTCGTAATATTTATTATTTTTAATTTTTGAAATTATCCCTCTGTCAACACTAAATTTTTTAGCGATAATATTTTGCGTTATACTATTAGATAACATTTTTTTTACTTCTAAAATTTGTTTGCCACAAAGTTTACCGGGACGTAACGGTAATTTGTTAAGATCTATTTTATCACTTTGAACATCAAAATAGTGTTTTCCGGTTTTAATATTTGAAATCGTCATTTGCTGAACACCAAATTGTTTAGCGATATCTTTTTGATAAATACCATCAACTAATAATTTTCTAATTTCTAAAATTTGATTATCTGTAAATACCCTTGATGATTCTGACATTTTTCTGCGTGTTTTAATAGATATGTTTTGTTTTATTTTCGACATTTTTTCTTTTGATTTCACAGTATGATTCATGCCTATGTGTGACTTAGATATTTTTTTACGTATTTCTTCAGATGGATTCGATAAACCTTCTCCACCATCAGTAAGATTATAACCATTTGGCCTTTTCGTATTAAATGCTTTAACGTATTCAATTTCTTCTTTACATGCATCTTCCCAACTACTGCATCCAAATATTATTTCATGCTTAAATTCTTTTTTGCCATACTTTCGGATAGCTCTATGTAAATAACAATCATCATAACAACCAAAATGATCCCTCATCCGCCGCTTATAATCACCAGTTATTCCAATATAACTCATACTATTAATGGTATTAGTAATCTTATAAACAACAAATTCTTTGTATTTTTCTTTCTTCATACTCTATGATACAAGATTTTTTACTTTTTTAAAATTATTTTAAAACATTTGTGACAATACCACTTTCTACGATATCCGTCCGTTTCAATCCAATCCATTTTTACTTTACAATTTTTACAAATTTCTTTCATTATTTCCTCTTTGCAACATAAAGGCAATCTTTTGCATCAATTAATCCAATATCAATAAGAGCCTCTTGAGCCCTCATATAAATTGGTGTATAGTGATGAGAATAAAACCCTCTGTCGTCATTAAGCGTTATAAAACACTTTTTATGGAACATATCGAGAACTAAAGTTTGCAACACATTTATTTTAAGATTTGTGCCCATAATTATTTACCTCTTTTTATTTAATTCTTCTCGTTTTTTATTTATTCTTTTAGTGATAATATTTCTTATTAATATAAGCCGTAATCTTGCACCACATTTGCCTGAATCAACATCTGCTATAGCATTCTCAAGAAGATCAAACATTTCTATTTGTTCGTTTAATATAACCTGATTGACGATTTTTTCTTTATTTTTTATCATTATAAATTCTCCCAACTATTATATAATATTTTATCAGAAAATATATTATATTTCTTAAAAAAATTCACAAAATATTCAGCAGATTCTTCGGTAAACATCGCAGCGATCAAAGATTCTTTGGCTGTGATGTTGAATGATTTTATTTTTATGATATTATAAGCGAGTGAACAATCTCGAAAGTTCATATTGTTTATCCTTTTTTTTGATAATTGATTTCTTTATAAATTTACTTTGTCACGGGACAACGATACAAGGGTAGCCTCTTATTGGTTGGTTTTTAGCATTAAATATATCAGTATCATGTATTTTAATTGTAGGTACTGAATCACCTGCCACAACACTAAGTAATTTTTTATTCATAATGTCTTTTTCGTTTTCGCTCTCTTTAGAAGTCATATTATTTATCCTCTTTTTGGTAGTTGAATTTCTGAATAACTTTCATTTCTTTTAATGCGTGAAACAGTATCAAGTGAAACATCAAATTTTTTAGCTATTGTTTTTTGAAAAATACCATCATTTAACATTTGTCTTATTTTTAAAATTTGGTTTTTTGTAAATTTACGATTATATTTTGACAACAAACTTAAATCTACATTAGGTATTTGGATATTTGCATATATTTGATCTCTTTTAATAAGACCAATAGTTTCCTGAGCAACACCAAATTTTTTAGCTATTCTGGAATAAATTATTCCATTTGATAATAATTGTTTAATTTCTAAAATTTGACTATCTGTAAACTTGCAACCACCTTTTGGCAGCAAACTTAAATCTGTGTTTTGTAATTGAATATTTTCATAACATTCGTTTCTTTTAATGCGACCAATAGTTGAAGTTACAACATTAAATTTCTTTGCAATTTTACATTGGGACACTCTGTTTAATAACAATTGTTTAATTTCCAAAATCTGATCTTTAGAGAATATCTTTCTTGCTTCAGATCTCGCTTTGCAAATTTCAGCAGAAAGTACTTTTCCTTTGTGTATTTCGGACAATTTTTTGCGAGTTTCAGCAGAAGGATTTTTACATGCTTCAGATATTTTCTTTTTGTGTTCTTTTGAATGTTTTTTCCCTTTATTTCCATTCCCTATCTTTTTGCGTGTTTCTTTAGATGGAGTCCACCCTAAATTTCCTTCCCCTCCATCAGTTAGATTGTATCCATTTGGTATTTTAGTATTAAGAAATTTAATACATTCAATTTCTTTTTTACATAACTCTTCCCAACTATTACATTCATATATTATTTTATATTTAAATTGTTTTTTGCTATATTTTTTTATTGCCCTATGTAAATATGAGTTCTCATATTTATTGGAATTGAAATGTTGCTTCATTCGTCGTTTATAATCAACAGTTATACCAATATAGGATTTACCACTATTAATATTAGTGATTTTATAAACAACAAATTTTTTATATTTTTTGGTCTTCATATCTGTATGATACAAGATTATGACAAAAGTTTATTATTTTTCATTATTATTTTCTTCTTTTTCAGTTTTTTTTCATGATGGCTGAACCTAAATACGGGCGGCCTATTCGGTAATTATGCAAAACTGTTATTTCAGTATTCAAGGAAAAATCGTCGTGTCTTTGCTTTAGCATAACCGCTTTCATACAACCTTTCTTCTTATCATCTGGAGACATATTTATAGCCATACCTGCATCAAGCAATTCGAGCTTAGCGATCGACTCCGCCCAATCGCCTTGCTTTATCTTTTTTCCTGTCCTGGCGGTGTTAGATTGTGACGCCGTTATTACCAGACAATTCTTTTCAAGTGCTAAGGCCTTGTGTTCTTCCCAGATACTTGCTATTTGATGGCGATTATCCGTCCTGTTATTGGCCGGGGCAAACTTATCAGCATAATCAGTGACTATAACATCCGGTGAAAATCCCTCCATTTTTTCTAAGTTATTAAGGTATGACCTTAATCCTTCCATATTAACTGATTTCGAAGGAAACGTAACAAGTTTAAATTTATTACCCCTTAGCAAAGCTGATTTTTTTATTGCATTACTTTTTTTTGCCGCTTGTTCAAATGTCATTTCCTTTTTACTACTTTTTTTGTATAAAATAACAGGCGTGTAACTTTTACAAATATCACATTTTGCTTTTTTCTTTTTGAAGTGATTACAACTTTGTATATTTTCACATTCAAAATAAGGTATGTCAACAACTCCTTCATATTTCTTGGATGGCAAACCAGTAATATAATGTTGGATTCTTTTTACCATTTGCTTTTCTGACATTTCTAAACTAACAAAAAGAACATTAAGTCCTGAAAATAATGCTTTTAATGCAGCGTACATTAGCCACCATGTTTTACCTGTTCCGGATGATCCTACAAAACTAAATAGCCACCCTCTCTCTAAATAGCCCATTGTTTGTCCAAGAACTCCAGGGAATGAAAATAATCTATCTGATGTATCTAAATCAAGGGCATCATTAATGATATTCAAATCAAAAATGGGATCGACGCCTTTGATTTTAGTTTTTGTTATATTTGTATAGTTTTTAATTAATGATTCTGCGTCATCTATATTATCATTAACAAGATGGTGTTGAATATCTGACATTAAGCATTTTAATGATCTGTTTCTAAAATATTCTTCCGCCTTATCAAGTATATACGGTTCATCAAATTTATCAGAATTAACATATTGTTCCGATATCCCTTCAAAGAATTCCTTTATCATATCAGATTCATCAGCATCAAGAAAAGCCTCTTTCTCGTAAAAAATACGTTCAATATGTTTTCCTGGAGCTTTTTGATATTTGTCAAAATATTCAAAACACCATTGAGTAATAGTTTTCGCAAAAGGTATTTTAAAAGAATCATTAATATAAATTTGCTGAATATCTCTTATGAATTCAGATGATGTAATAAGCCCTATAACTATTTGTCTTTCTAATGATCCGCCAGAACTAATATTTTTACGGCCTATAATTTTTCCGATCACACTCATTGTCTATCCTTTTTTTGTTTTTAAAAAAGCTCTGATTTATTCTCTTTTATTGTGATATAATATTTATTGTTTTTTGTAAATCCAAAACAGCGTTTTTTAAATGTTTAATTACATTTTTTTCTGGAAATCCTTCATTTATTTCGGTTACTCGATCTATTATTTTTTGTTTATAATTATAACCCAAGCAATTAGGGTTGAACCCAATTTCTTTTAATGTTTTTTTAACATTTTCAAGTTTTTCAATTCTATATTCAAGTTGGTCTTGTTTTGTTTTAACAGATTTTACATTTTTATTATACAGTTGTCTAATTTTTCTTGAAACATTATGTCCGAGATCTTGATTTTCATTTTGATTAATGAACCACATTTCCCAGTATTTTTTCGGAGAATAACTTTCATTGGATAATCCATTTATTATTTTTGAACGGCTCATAAGTATGTATTTTAAAACATTATCCGAAATGTCTACGTGTCTATGAGGTGCTTTTTTCTTACAATATAATCTAGTTCCGTTTTTAGATGATAATAATAATCCTGCCTGTTCTGGTACTTCTGTAACGTCTATAACTCCAATAGGGGCAACGAAATAAAAATCAGTACAATACGGAAGGTATTTTTGCCATTTGTTATCATTTATAAAATCACTACGAGAAACCTTTATTTCATATATCCATGTCATGGGCCTTGTATAAGATTTTTTCATTACCCAAAGATCAAATCTAAGAATATTATTTGAAGACCAAGTGCTACCATTTTTACACTCAGGGACAGCGATATCATTTTTATGTCGTTGTAAAAGCAATTTAAGAATATCGTTTGCTTTAATCATATTGTTTTATCCTTCCTTATTTGTAATACAAGGCGTTTTGTTTTAAAACCCTTATACTGGTATATTTTTTGATTTATCTATGACTATTTCAATATATTCGTTTGAAATTTGGCATACCCTAACTATGTTTATTGATTAAAAATTATCTTCGTCATCTTTAACGGTATTAAGTTCATATATTTTGCGTCGATCCGGCAAATCAAAATAACATTTTTCATATGGAATAAAAGTCGGTTTTAATATTTCCTGGATTGTATCTTTTGATAAATTATAAAATGATGACAAATAACCATTTTTACGCATTGTTGGATCGAGTTGATATTTGTTTTCAATATCAACAAATATTTTTTTAAATTTTATTTTCCAATCACCATTATTTTTACGACCGCCGATAAAGTCAGAGATGTGTTCATTGAACCAGTTTATATTTATATTGTTAATCTTTATTTCATAATCAGTCAACACCTCCATTATACAATTTTCTGCCCATTTTATATTTTCTTTTGTGTTATCTTCGATAAGTTCTTTGATTATATATTTTTTTTCTAATTCTTCTGCATTATCTATACACCTTTGTATCTTTTCATGTGGTGTTTCTATACACAGATGTTCATGTTCTCCCCATCCTCTACTTTGGATATCAACACCTAAGATATCGCTTTCAATAAGCATAAACCTTTTGAATGTTTTGGAATCGGGGAATAATACCTGTTCGTTATTCAATGAGATTCCTGCACCTTCACCATCGATCCACTCAAAATAATGATTTGATAATTGAGTCAGTGTCCCAAGATTCCGTCGAGCAGTTGAATTAAAGACTCGATTTTCCCAATCATCTACAAGGTGCAAATTATCACCCGTCATTAAGTTATTAAGCCAGACCTTCTGTTTTAATAATGCTTCATAAATTTTGGATTTAGAAGGCTTATATCCATGCTCCCAACATTCAAGATTCATCCACTTATTGGCAACCGTTTTTATTTCTTCTAAAAATAAGTCAATTTTTTCTTTTGGAAATAAATGTAATGATTTGTGAGTAGGGTTATTCAATGGGTTATTTAATGGATTATCATTTTTATTTGTTTTGGAAGATGTTTGATTGTTATTGACTTTAAAAACCTCTAACGGAAGTGATTCATCAACAAACCTGTCCAAACCTCTCACAAGGAATTCCTCGATCGACCATTTGTGATCCCAGTAATAATCCGGAGAATTTAGAACTATAGAGTAATTTTTGAAGGCCTGAAATATTTCTTCATTGGAGTAATCATTGTTCTTTAAAATTTTGTCTATAACCTTCTTTCTTTTGGAAGTGATCTTAGAATGAACAATTATATTTTGTTTGTTCCAAAATTCCAAAAAATGTATATAAATTGTTTTATTAGTATTTAAAGAATTTAAGTTATTAGTACTTAAAGCATTTGTCTCCTTGCTTTCCACAGTGTGGCCTTTCCCACACTGTGGAATATCCAGGGTGTGGATATCTGTAACTTGATCTATTTTATTTTTATCCCACCAAATAAATTTTATGTAAATATAATGGCCAGTTATTAAATTTGTCTCTTTATTTCTGGTCGTAATGTTTTCTATTAACCCAAGTTTAACGAGTTCTTTCTTCGCTTCTCGCACTCGTTGTTTTCCCCATTTTAACCCTTGAGCTACATATGACGTTGTCGCTCTTACTTGTTCTGTTTTTTGCCATTTTGCAGTTTGGTAATAAAACCAATATAAAGCCATGAGATCAGCAGGCCTGTCTTGTTTTAATATGATGTCAGATGTAACCTTGGAAATAACTATTGGTTCTTGCGATTTATCATAATTAATTTTTTCTTGTATTTTCCTTTTCCGTTCCATTTTATATTTTTTCCTTTATGGTAATTGGATATTTGTGTATGTTTTATTTCTTTTGATTCGTGAAATAGTTTGCTGAACAGTATTAAATCTTTTTGCTATTTTATATTGTGATATCTTATTTAATAACATTTTGCGTATTTCTAAAATTTGATCATTAGAAAGTTTGTGACTTCCTTTTGGTAAATTATTTAAATCTATTCCTGATAGTTTGATATTTGCGTAAGTTTTGTTTCGTTTAATACAACTAATAGTTGAAACAACAACATTAAATTGTTTTGCTATTAAACATTGTGATATTCCATTTGATAATAATTGTTTTATTTCTATAATTTGATTTGTTGAAAATTTATGATCACTTCTTAAGTTTTTAAGTTTTTCTTCTTGGTGCTTAATATTAAAATAAGTTTTACCACGTTTAATGCATCCTATAGTTCCTTGAGCGACATTAAATATTTTTGCAATTGCATGTTGTGATATTCCATTTGATAATAATTGTTTTATTTCTATAATTTGATTTGTTGAAAAAATTTTCCCAGCATCTGATATTTTTCGTTTGGCTTCAGTAGATCTGTTTTTAGCAGCAAGGGACATCTTTTTACGAGTTTCTTTAGAGCGTTTTAACCCAATGACCCCTTCTCCTCCATCTGTAAGATTATAACCGTTAGGTACCTTAGTATTAAAGATTTTAATATATCCAATCTCTTCTTTACATAACTCTTCCCATGAATTACATTCAAATACTATTTCATGTTTAAATTTGTCTTTACCGTATTTTTGAATAGACCTATGCAAATAAGTATTATCATAATTAGAATGAAAGTGTTCTTTCATTCGTTTTTTATAATCACCGGTCATGCCAATATAACATCGCCCAGTTATGGTGTTAGTAATTTTATAAATAACAAATTCTTTAGTTTTGTTCATTTGGGATACCCCCGTTTAAGGTCAAAAGAATAACAATGGTGGGATCAGTGTAAACGGCACCGACCCCGGGAACCATTGCTTCGAGATTAACAAGGGGGTAGCTAACCGCACTTGTTATATATAATATACAAATTTTTTGTTAAAAGTCAAATTTTATTTTACATATACTACATTTAAATTCTTTGGCACTAATGGATTTACTGTCATACCAAGGGCAGTCCTCAAAGTCACAGATATTTTTAATAGAGGGAACGTAATTTTTTTCTTTATGTTTTGCTGTTATTTTACTATCACTATATTTTTGAGGTTTAAGAACTGTTACCTTGTGCGTTTTCAGCCAGTCTTCTTGCATTTTAATTTCTGTTTTTCTATTCATTTTTATCTCACCGTGCATTTTTTTACGTATTGTTGAGCGATTTTTTGTAACTCTAAAATTTCATTGTCTGTATAAATTTCTTTTTCATCCCCGAATAATTCGGGATTTAGAACATTGTTATTTTTAAATTGCTGTAAAATATATAATTCAGCTTCACCAATTATATATTTCATGTTATTCAATGTCTCTTTGTTTATAAAAGATCGAATACAAGTTGTCCTTAGTTCATAATCTATACCTGACCTTTTGATTATATCTGCCGTTAAAGACACTTGAGAGGCACTGTGTTTGAATTTTGTTAGAAAAGCATAGTTGGAACTGTCCGTTTTGATATCTAAAGCCACATAGTCAATAAGCTCCTTCTCAATAAGTTTTTCAACGACATCAGGCCGACTTCCATTCGTATCCAATTTAATTTGATATCCCATGTTTTTTATTTTTTTACAAAATGAGATCAAGTTTTTTTGGATCGTCGGCTCCCCGCCTGAAATCACAACTCCATCTAACAATGTTGTTCTGAGTGAGAGAAAATTTAATACAAATTTTTCAGAAAGTGTTAGGTTTTCTTTCTTAAGTTTGTTTGATATAAGCCACTTATTGTGACAATATGGACATTGAAAGTTACATCCCTGGGTAAATACGATACATGCTATTTTCCCAGGGTAGTCAATAAAACTATTTTTTATTAATCCTCCTGCTTTAATCATTTTTCCTCGCCTTTTGGTAGTTGAATGTCTGAATAACGTTCATTTCGTTTGATTCTGGAAACAGTTCCTTGAGCGACATCAAATTTATCTGCTATTTTATATTGTGATATTCCATCTAATAGCATTTTTCGTATTTCTAAAATTTGATTATTTGAAAAATGTCTTTGCCACATTGACAATTTTTTACGAGTTTCATCTGATATATTTTGTCGCATCATTGACATTTTTTTACGAGTTTCATCAGAAAACTTTCTTCCTATTTGCCAAGCTGACATCTTTTTGCGAGTTTCTAAAGAACGTTTTTGGCCTTTGTTTCCTTCAGATATTTTTTCTCTGTGTTCTTTTGAAAGTTTCTTTCCTATTTGTGATGCTCTCATTTTTTCACGAGTTTCTTTAGATGGGTTTGGTAATCCCTCGCCGCCATCCGTTAAATTAAAACCATTAGGAGCCTTTGTATTAAATTTTTTTATATATTCAATTTCTTTTTTGCATAACTCTTTCCAGTTATTACATTCAAATATTATTTTATGAGAAAAATTATCTTTACCATATTTTTGAATAGATCTGTGCAAAAAAGTGTTATCTTTTCTTTTAAAATGACTTCTCATTCGTTGTTTATAGTTTATAGTAATTCCAATATAAGATTTGTTAGATTTCATATGGGTTATTTTATAAACAATAAATTCTTTGTTTTTTTTAATCATTCTTCCTCACTTGTCGTTGCATCCAGACCGATTTAGAAAAAACATCAGGATATTTCTTTTGTACAAATTTACATAATGGCATTTTTTCATAACGCCGACACAGATAATCCAATGAGATCTCCATAAGTGAGTAATCTCCGTCTAAAACTTCATGGAAGATGAAAATGCCCCTCCACTCGTTGTTGCTTTGTGGCCCTCTGTAATCTTCATCGTGAAGGTAACAAGAGCCTTGTACCAGCCCACGAATTCTTTTGCCGTTACTCAATGATCTGACGCCAAGCAAATAAATTTGTTGATGCCCCATAACAAAGCTAATCCCTATATTTTTGAGTCGTATTCCGATATTCTCACCGCCAAAAGGCCGTCCCGACAAAGGATTTGAAAAGTAATGAGCGTAATTAATGCCGCCGGACTCAAACACTTCAAGAAATGGGTGAACTTTCCAGCCAAAGGATTCATACTTTAAATCAGAGATGCTCATAAAACCCTCTAATTTCGGGTCACATTCCACAGCCCTGGTTATTCTGTGTTCATGATTACCAATAGTTAAATGCAAATCAGGGTTATATTGCTTCTTTTTGTTTTTTATCATTCTTTTGTTGTATGTAATCAAAGGTGACATCAATATTTTCATAGCATTATGTGATGCTTCGATATCCTTTTTATATCTTCTGCCTTCATACGCTGTTTTTCCTACGTCATATGATGAAAGGCTCTCCATATCCGCAAAATCACCAATGTTTATTATTACATCTGGTTTTTTTTCAATGATATATTCACCAATCCATTTGAGGTGATCGGTTGGCGTATTCGGAGTAACCTGGCAATCTGGTATGACAAGATGTTTTTGTGTTTTATTCATGGTTATTTTCCTTTTTGTGCAATTTTAAGAAGAATTAAATATCCAATTAAATCTTGTATGGTGTCTTCTTTGATATTTTTTGTGTTTTTGTTTCGGATTCGTGATAGTTTGTCATCAATTCTGACATAAATTTGCTCAATGTTATTACTTTCGCTAAAGATGCGCACTGGTTCAAGAGCTGAATTTCCATATTCTTTATTCTTCTTTAATAGTAATTCTTTAACTGCATTACATTCTTCTATAATCATTTTTTGTGTATTCATTATATTTCCTTTTCTGGTAATTGAACATCTGCATAAACTTTATTTTGCTTGATGCTACTAATAGTTGTTTGATGGGTATTAAATTTTTTAGCTATAATTTTTTGAGAAAAGCCTTTTGATAACATTTTTCGCATTTCTAAAATTTGATTTTTGGAAAATTTATGATTTCCTTTTGGTAAATTTTTTAAATTTATTCTTGGTGTTTGCATCTCTGAATAATGCCTACCAGTTTTAATATCAGAGATAGTGGTTCTATGAACATTAAATTTTTTAGCAATATCTTTTTGAAGAAGTCCGTTTTTTAATAATTTTCGTATTTCTAAAATTTGGTCAACAGAAAAAATTTTTTGTACATCTGACATTTTTTTACGAATTCTTTTAGATGGATTTTGATGAGCTATTGATAATTTTTTGCGAGTTTCTTTAGAGACCATTTTGTTTTTGTGTACTTTTGATATTTTTTTACGAGTTTCTTCAGATGGATTTTTAAGAGCGATAGATATTTTTTTTCTTGCTTCTTTGGACATTTTATACCCATCTATTCCTTCTCCTCCGTCTGTAAGATTATAGCCATTAGTCACTTTGGTATTATATAATTTGATAAACTCAATTTCCATTTTACATAACATATTCCATGAATTACAATAACAAATTATCTCATGCGTAAATTTTTCTTTACCATGTTTTTTGATAGATCGATGCAAATATTGGCAACACTTATTAGCATTAAAATGATTTCTCATTCGGGATTTATAATCACCAGTAATACCAATATAGGCTTTTCCGCTATCAATATTGGTAATTTTATAAACAACGAATTCTTTAGTTTTATTTTTCATATTGTTATTATACAAGATTTTTTATATTTTATATAATTTACGATTTTTAAATTCTTCTAATTTCCCTTTATTGAAATTTTTTACTGGCCTTATATATCCGACAACTCTGCTATAAACTTCTGTCTCTGCCCCGCATTTAGGGCAGGATGCCTTTTCTCCAGGAATGTATCCGTGAGATTGACAAACGCTAAAAGTCGGTGTTAATGAAAAATAAGGCAGCTTATAATTTGTCGCCACTGTCTGAATTAGGTTTTTAACGGTTGTTGTATCGGTGATTTGTTCACCAAGGAATAAATGCACCACAGTGCCTCCAGTATATTTTGTTTGGAGTTCATCTTGCAAACTCAACATTTCAAATACGTCATCCGTATAATTTACTGGAAGCTGGGTTGAGTTAGAATAAAATGGTTCAGCCCCATTTTTATAATCACTTTCATTTGCACAAATGATATCAGGATGTTGTTTCTTATCTTTTAAAGGCAAACTATAACTAATTCCTTCACCAGGTGTTGCCTCTAAGTTAAAAATATCACCTGTTTCTTTTTGTGTCTCTACAAGCAAAGTTCTTAGATGATCCATTATTTCAACAGCAAACTTTTGCCCTTGTTCACTTCCGATATCTTGTTGAAAAAGATTCAGGCACAATTCATTCATACCAATAATACCGATTGTTGAAAAATGGTTTTTCCAATAATAACCAGTTCTTTTTTTTGTATCACCCAAATAGAATTTCGAATACGGGTATAAATTGTTTTCTGTGAATTTTTCAAGTATTTTTCTTTTTATCATAAGTGATTTGACTGCCGTTTGATATGTTTTTTCTAATATATCAAAACAATCTTCTTTGTTTTTTGCAACGTATCCTATTTTTGGAAGGTTAATTGTCACAACCCCGATTGAACCAGTCATCGGTGAACTGCCAAATAGGCCTCCGCCTCTGATATCAAGGTCTTTGTGTGACAATCGAAGCCTACAGCACATACTGGTAACTTGTTCAGGATCCATATTTGAATTTACAAAGTTACTAAAATAAGGAATTCCATATTTGCCTGTCATCTTCCATATCATCTCAAGATTAGGGTTATCCCAGTCAAAATCCTTAGTGATGTTATATGTTGGTATGGGAAATGTAAAAACCCTGCCCCTTGCATCGCCTTCCATCATTACTTCAGCAAATGCCTTGTTAATCATGTCCGCTTGATGTTGAAATTGAGAATATGTAAATTTTTTATAATCTCCACCAATAATTACTGGTTGATCTTTTAGTGTAGATGGTATTTGTAAGTCTATGGATATATTGCTAAAAACACTTTGAAAACCGACTCTTGTAGGAACATTCATGTTAAAAATAAATTCTTGAATTGCCTGTTTTACCTGATCATAACTTAAACTATCAAAATGTACAAATGGTGCTAAAAGAGTATCAAAATTAGACACAGCCATCGCTCCTGCAGACTCGCCCTGAAGTGTATAAAAAAAGTTTGTTAGCTGCCCTAATGCTGATCTCAAGTGTTTCGCTGGAGCACTTGCTACTTTGCCTTCAACTCCAGTAAATCCTTTCAATAACAAGTCTTGTAAGCTCCAACCGCAGCAATAATTTGATAATAAGCCAAGATCATGAATATGAAAATCACCTCTTTTGTGAGTATTTCTAATTTCAGGCGGATAAATTTTGTTTAGCCAGTATTCAGAGGTTATGCCGGATGAAATATAATTGTTTAACCCTTGCAAAGAATAGCTCATATTGCTATTTTCTTTAACTTTCCAGTCCGATTTAGAAATATAATTGTTCATGAAATCAATATTTGTTTTTGTTACAAGGCTTCTTATTTGTGAGTGTTGCTCTCTGTATATTATGTATGCTTTGGCTGTTTTTTTAAATGGTGAATCAAGCAATATATTTTCAATAATATTTTGAACATCTTCTACAGCAATATTATGATTGTTGTCTAAGAGTGATAATACCCTTAGTGTATATTTTTTTGCTATTATTTCTTTGAATTCACCAGTTGCTTTGCCAGCCTTAAGAATAGCATTTGTAATTTTTTCAGAATTAAAAGAGACTACTTTGCCGTTTCTTTTTGTTATTTTGTTGATCATTATTTGATTTTTCCTTTTTATGTTTAATTATTTGCCTTGCGGGAATAGACGTCATTTGTTCACCGATACATATAGGACATTCGTGAATATGATCCATAAATAATATTTTATGTTTTTTGCAATAATTTTTCATATTTTTATTTTGTCTATGTAATATAAGGGTTTTTATGAAAGAGTCAATCTTTATAACCCTATTTCTTTCATGATTGCGTCAGCATCATCTTGTTTAAGATCTCCAGGGTCACTGTTTTCAATAAGAAATGGCAAAATTATTACTTTGACACTGTGCCTGAACCCATTTGATATCAAAAAACCTAATTCTTCCGCTTGCATTTGCGCTCTTTGTTCTGAATCAAACATAATAAAAACTTTTTTGAATGTTGATGCAATCAGCCTGGCTTGTTGTCTGGTGAAGGCTATTCCAAATGTTGCCACTGCACCAGTGCCTAATCTCCAGACATCCGTTATACCTTCGACAATGATGCATGTATCATGATTAGTCTGGTCAAGTCCGTAAACACAATGTTGATGTTGAATAATTTCTTCGTTTTGAAAACAAGCGAGATACTTTTGGTCATGTTTACCAGTTATATCTCTGCACTGAAAAGAAACGAGTTTATTGTTTTGATATATAGGCGCACAAATACGATTTTTATAGAATCCATAATGGGGCGTTGATAGTAGATTCCATTGCATGATTAATTTTTCAGGATTAAAATTTCTATTCAAAAGATATTTTTTTGCCTTCTGTGTCAATGAATTTGTTCCGCTCGGAAATATGAGTTCAGATGGAGTCTCAATTGTATATTTTTCCCGCTTAATAGGCTCTGTGGCAGTAGAATACTTTTTTAGAATACCATAGGCTTCCTTTTTGTTTATAAGGGCTGATATGATGCTATAGAGCGTGTGACTACCGCATCTATAGCACGTTACATATCCGTCTTTTGTATTAAACCCTAAATGATAGCCCGATGAACCTGACCCAGAACACATAGGGCATGCACAGTTCACCCATCCCTCTCGGTAATGCTTTCCGTTTTGGGCATAAGGGATATTGTAATCATTACAAAATGAGGTAGCATTAAAATTTTGTATATTGCTCATTACATTCTCCCTTTTTTAAAGTCGTATTTCTGCATAACGTTCGTTTCGTTTGATGATACCAATAGTTGAATGAGCAACACCAAATTTTTTAGCTATTTTACGTTGTGGTATTTTATCTAATAACATTTTTCTTATTTCTAAAATTTGTTTATTTGTAAATATTAATTTTGCTTCTGATATTTTTTTACAATGTTCTTTAGATTTTTTTTTGCCTTTATGCGATTCGGATATTTTCTTGCGAGCTTCAGCAGTGTGTTTTTTACCTTTCCCCGCTTCAGATATTTTTTTACGAGTTTCTTCAGAAATTATTTTTCCTTTATTTGCTTTGGATATTTTTCGCTTTGTTATTTTAGAGAGATGCTTGCCATAATTAGGATGTTTTTCGCCTTGTAGTGCATCAGATATTTTTTTACAAGATTCAGGTGTGTGCTTTTGTTTATAAAAGGGATTATTTTCTCCCTTATGTGATTCAGACATCTTTAGACGTGTTTCTTTAGAAACTATAACCCCTAATTGACCCTCCCCGCCATCAGTAAGATTATAACCATTAGGCCTTTTGGTATTAAATTGTTTTATGTATATAATTTCTTTTTTACAAAGTTCTTCCCATGAATTACACTCAAATATAATTTCAGATATAAATTTACTTTTCCCATATTTTTTAATAGTATTATGTAAATAAGTGTCATCATAATTATAATTAAAATGTCCCCTCATTCTTTTTTTATAATTAGTAGTAATACCAATATAACACATACCATTGGTAATATTGGTAATTTTATACACAACAAATTCTTTTTTGTTCTTTGACATCATGTTTTTATCCTATAACTTCTCTTTCGATAACAAATGATGATTGGTTATTTGTTTTTCTCATAAATTTTCCAGGCATATAAATTTCACCCCTTGAATCAATTCTTTCATTATTAGGGCCAATCACATCAGAATTTGACATCCAAGAAGAATATTTAAAACACCTAATCATATTTATAGCAATATAAAAACTTGCTATTTCTTGATCTCTTTGGGATCCTTTTGGTATTTTTGTTTTGTCACTCCTTAATGGCTCAAAATTTGGATCATTAAGGAGTTGTCCCCTCTCTTTCTTTTTCTTTTTTTTATTTATTGCTATTTCCCTCATTAATTCTTTTAATATGGCTTTTTTCTTCATAACTCTCCTTATTTAAACATTTCATAATCATAATAAATTGTTGATTGGTAAAACATAACTTTATTCATCCAGGTTGGACAGCTATAATAATTGTATTTTTTAAATATTCGTTTAAATCTTTGGTTATATATTTCCATTTTTTATCTCCTTTTTTTGTTTTGAATACATAATACAAGTTTTCATTATTTTTTCGTTTAAATATTGATAGTTTTTAAAATTATTTGTTCGTAATCTGTAGGTTATTGTGTATTTTTTTATATTGAGTGTTTCTGAAGCATTTTTAACGGTATCAAAATGTTGGTTATCAATAATAATAGCACGTGCCATTGGATGGTTTTGCCTCTTTGTGATAAATGAGGCTTGTCTTTTAATGCATCTGATAATTTTTTACGAGTTTCTTTTGAAATATTTTGTTTAGAAATCGATAGTTTTTCACGGGTTTTTAAAGACATTGTTCTACCTTTTGATGCTTCTGACATTTTTTTACGAGTTTCTTTAGATGGATTTTTGGTTTTGTTAATTCTTTTTTAATAGTCTTTAATGATTGTTTTTTGTCAGTTAATGAGTCACTAATTTTTTTACGTGTTTTTTCAGAAAGTTTTTTGCCCTTATGTGCATCATTTATTTTTCTCTTTTATTTTTTAAAATGTTTATTAAATCATTAAATATATTTGTTGATTTTGTTATTTTACCATCTAAAATTTGATCAACAACGATGGCTTTTTCTTTTAATAGTGACATAATATCTTCTTCAATTGTATTTTGGCTAACAAGATAATGAATATTAACGTTTTTTTTTTGGCCAATTCTATGGCAGCGATCTTCAGCTTGAGAAAGGGTTCCGGGTTCCCATGGATATTCCAAAAAACAAACATTTGATGAAGCGTTCAACGTAAGGCCTGTTCCAGCGGATTTGATATTTCCAACAAATAACTTGATTTTAGGGTCAGTTTGAAATTTATCAACGGCGGTTTGTCTTTTATTTGATGGAGTTGATCCATCAATTTTGACAGTCATTTTAGGAAACTCTTTGATTAATAAATTAATTGTTTTTTTGTGAATAGCAAATATAACCAATTTTTGATCACTTTCTAAAAAATTATTTATCCATTTGATACATTGTTTAAACTTTCCATTGATAGAAAGTTGTTTAAGCTTTTCAAGGGATGTCAATGCCTCTGCTTTTTTTGCCTTTTTTGCTTTTTCTTCTCCTTCGTGTTCTTTAATCCAATCGATGATATTGTTTTCTGCCTTTTTGTATTCTTTAAAATTATCAATTTTAATTGGTATGATTGATTTGGTTTTTGGCGGTAGTTCTTTTAATACATCTTCTTTTTTGCGTCGGATCATAATAGACTTTGTTAAGATTTTATGCAATTCGAGAATATTGCTTGAGCCAGAAAAATCCCATCCCCAAGAATTATGTTTTAAATCGCAATATTTTTTTGCGAAATTCCATCTATTTGGGAATAATCCTGGGTGGATGATCCTGATAATATTAAAGAACTCAATCGGTCTGTTTATAATTGGAGTCCCGGATAAAGCGATAACCCGCTTTATCTTTTTACACAAAGATATTGTTGTTTTGGTTCGTAAAGCTCCGTTGGTCTTAATATAATGAAACTCATCTAAAATAATTATTTCTGCTCTTAGTGCCTTAAGTGTAGGTGTCCACGTTGATAAGATGTCATAATTAATAATATAGATGTCAACGTGAGGGATCGGATACATTTTTTTACCGCTGATTATATGAATAGTTTCTTTTTCCATCCACGCCTTGATTTCATTTGCCCAGTTTTGCTTGAGAGAGGAAGGGCAAACAATTATAACCGGTCTTAATTTTTTATTAAGTTGAGCATATCCAAGGGCTTGAACGGTTTTACCAAGTCCCATCTCATCAACTATAAGTGCTCTCCCTTTATTGTTTTTAATAAAAGAAACACCTTCTTTTTGAAATTGATATAGTTTCTTTTTTAAACCGGGTATTGAAAAATTTGTAATCAGTTTTTTTTCAGAGGTGATATCCTCATACCAATTATTTAGATTTTCACAAAGGTTAAATTTAAATTCTTTGAGTTTTTTGACAGCTTCAACAGACACAGGGCATTTCCAGCACTGTTCTTTTTTTACAAATTTATATCCTGGAAGTGTTTTGATTTTAAGGATTGTTTTTTTGAATCTTTCATCGCCATAAGGATATTTAAACTTGATAATAATAGAATTTTTCTGCCTCTCAGCGATTTTAATAATATTCAGCTCCTCTTGTTTAGTACCATCGAATCCAAGGTCTTTGATTTTTTCTAATGTTATTCCAACCTTTAATAATTGATTTACATATTTTGGCATTGCTTTTCGTAAATACCATTTTTGTCTGTCGTCGAGTTCAAGCCCCTCCATGTCTTTTTTGGCAATAGCGAATAGAAAGCCAGAGTCTTGATTGTTAAAAGTTACCTTATTGTCACCATTGGTTTGTAGGGCATGCATAGCCATAAGCGCGCCCAGTGCCATGCATTCATCATTTTTGATTAAGTCCATTAACTTTCGTGTGTTTTTATCCATTGAAATCACCGTCCTTTCTACGTATTAAATAAGCTCTAATAATTTTTCACGTAAACCCTCGTATCCGCAAATATAAGCGTATATCTCTTTGTTACTTAGATAAAGGGGCGCACAATACCCTTCATATTCATTCAAGACTATACGCTCTATTATTTCCAGTTTTTTTGTTAGTTCCTTTTCTAACTTTGTCATTTTATTTTATCCCCTTTTGTTATAATTTTGCTATGATTTATTCAATTTATTATTTTTTAAATGATCCAAAGGTGTTATTTAAATTTAGCTCTACTAAGATTAGCTCCACTAAGATTAGCTCTACTAAGGTTAGCTTCACTAAGGTTAGCTCTACTAAGGTTAGCTTCACTAAGGTTAGCTTCACTAAGGTTAGTCCAACTAAGATCAGCCCAACTAAGATCAACTCTACCAAGGTTAGCTTCACTAAGATCAGTCCCACTAAGATCAGTCCCACTAAGATCAGCTCTATGAAGATCAGCTCCACTAAGATCAGCTTCACTAAGATCAGTCCCACTAAGATCAGCTCTATGAAGATCAGCTCTATGAAGATCAGCTCCACTAAGATCAGCTCTATGAAGATCAGCTCCACTAAGATCGGCTCTATGAAGATCAGCTCCACTAAGATCGGCTCTATGAAGATCAGCTCCACTAAGATCGGCTCCACTAAGATCGGCCCAACTAAGATCACCCCAACTAAGATCAGTTTCACTAAGGTTAGCCTTATCAAGGTTAGCCCTACTAAGATCACCCCAACTAAGATCAGTTTCACTAAGGTTAGCCTTATCAAGGTTAGCTTCGTTAAGGTTAATCTTACTAAGATCAGCTCTACCAAGGTTAGCTTCACTAAGATCAGTCCCACTAAGATCCGCCCCACTAAGATCCGCCCCACTAAGATCCGTCCCACGAAGATCAGCCCCACTAAGATCAGCTCTTATTTTAATAGCATTTCTTAGAGTTTTTCTTATTGTTTTTAAATTATCTTCGAATATTATTTTTTGAGTTTTTTTATGTATTATTTTCATAATTTTCATTTTACCTTTATGAGTTTATGGTAAATTTAATTTCATTCAAAGTTTTGTCAATAATTTTCTTCTTCCATCCTATTTTGACTAAGTATTTGGATAATTGATATACACTTAGTTTGGATTTAGGAATCATATTTATCAAATCTTTTGGGGCATCAAAAATAATAGCAACTATATCTTTCGCTTCATTTGTCATTTTGTTTAGGGAGTCTTTAAAGATACATCTCTTTTCCTGGTTACCGCCATCAGTACTGTTAGTTTCTTCTATAAACTCACAAGAGATATGCTTATTTTTATTTTGATTATTCTTTGTGATAATATTTTTGAATCTATTTTCTACTGATGAAAACAATAATGTTGAGAATTGTCCTTTTTTTGAATCATGTAGGGGAAAGCATTCTGCAAATAAAAGATTACATTCCCCCACAGCATCATCAAGTTCCGTATGAGACCTGGTGTGCCATTTCCATGCCTGCTTTTGTATCATTTTTGAATAATCTTGATATTCCATTTTTGTTGCTCCCTTTTTGTTTAGTTTAATGTAATGTCTGTCCTTCATTATTAACTTCGCAAAAATCCTTTGATGTAACAGCATATGCGTATTCTTGTTCAGACACTACATCTATTAATGCATTCCAGTCAATTTCCCCATAATTAAGAGGGATATTATGCAAAACTATATATTTGGCTCGTATTCTATCTTGCCCATAAACATCATCATCATAATAAGGGTTTTCATAAAATTTAAAACTTTTTGTTATGTTGTATTTCATTTGTTGCCATCCTTTTTAATGATTATATTGTTTCTATTTCGCAGCCATCACCCCAAGTATCAGCAAGAGCCCAATTAACAGCGTGGCGAAGTTCGTTTTTATTTGCATTTGGAAAATAATGAATGAGGTATTCAGTACAATCATTAATAATATTTCCTGAATAATGTTTCATGTCTTGCAGTGCTTTGGCTGCAGCGTTATAATATTTTTTGTTATAATTTTTCATATTATTTTCTCTTTTTTAATTATATTTTTTATCTAATGTTTTTAAAAATGCCTTTAAAGATGCCTTTGATAATTTATTTTCACTTTTATCTTTTTCTATTATTAATTCCTGGTTAAAGACTTCATCATAGGCTTCGGCCATTGATTCAATATATTGTTTATAATTTTTCATTTTTTTATATCCTCTTGAAGATATTATTGAGTTTGCGCGCTGCTTTTTTTCTTAATACCTCATTTATCATTCGTTTGTGTTCACTCTGACTAAAATATAATTTTTTTTCTTTTAGGTTTGTTAATTTTTTTTGTCTTTTCATTTTTTATTTACCTCCTTAAGGTTTATGGTTCAAACAAACAGAATTGGTATCCAAGCTATAACTATTGCCAGAACTAAAATTATGCAAAATGTCACAAAACAGATTGCCGAAATATCATAAAGTTTAGCCGATTTTTTCTTTTTGTAGGTTTTCGTCTTTTTGGGGTTAGGATACCTATTTAAATAATCAGATGTTTTTTTTACAGCGATATTAAGATTTTGTTGATTTACCATGAACTATCTCCTTTTTATATAATGTAGATTATTTTTTTGTTCTGTAAAAATTTTATATAGCCCGGGGCGTAAATCTTCCATAAGTTGTTTTTCTTTTTCCGTGTACGTGATCCCGAATTTCTGTTCGGTAGAGAACATCATTCTTATATTGTTTTCTGCCATCACTGTTCTTGCATCATGTGTTTTTTTGTAATGTGTTATTTTTCATGTCGTCCTCTTTCTTACGATGTATAGTTTCGCTCATCATCGACATTGTGCGTTAATACATATTCACAATCACGAAAGTATATCCATGCCTTCCATCGAGCAAAAAAACTTAATTTATATTTGACTGAACATCCAATAGTTATTGCCAGCCGTTCCATTTCTTTAATACTTGGCAAATTGTTAATGTAAGTGTTTTCAATTTTTGTTATTAATTCTAATAAATTCATGATTCCTCCTATACCAGTTTTACAAGTTTATAGAAGAGCTTTACGATATTTCCATCATCATCCCTAATCATAACGTGCTCACTTTGCACGTCTATTTCGAGTAAATGTCCCATTTTGCCAGTATCTACATTCTGACCAAAACCTTTATTGTCATATATTCGTACCCTTTGTCCGTAATAATTCTTCATTTTATGCCTCCATCTATGCCTTTAAAATTGTCTTTTCTAAAATAGATACTGTTTTGTAGGTCATACTTTACTGGATTTTTACGGTATAACTCCCAAACCTCTATACCGTCCATGGTGCTATTCCTTACGCCATAGTTTTTAATAGTATCCCCAAAAAAATGCATATTTGATCTTGTAAAATGATAAGGTGCCGTGTGTCTTGTCTGATATTTTAATTCTAACGGGGTCATATTAATCCCTCCCTTTGTTGTCGATTTCTTTAAGCTCGCATAGTTCAAAAACATAATCAGGTACCCATGTGTTGCCTATAAGTGCCTCCCCATCCTTAAATTCTTTCACGTCATAGACCATGCCGGTCATAAATGCCATTACGTTTTCTTGGCCAAGTTCTACAACATACAATTGTTTACATAGTCTTTTCATAATGCCTCCTTTATATTCATTTTTTGTAATTCTATTATTCGTTTTGTTAATTCCACAATAGTGAATGGATACCATTCACCGTTTGGTTTGAATCTACGACATAAAACATTATTAATTACTTTTTCTTCATAATACATAATATCTCCCCTCCTTTATGCCATGAAGTAGTTGTCTTCTTGCACAACCCTGTTATAAATTGTTAGAAAATCCAATGTATCAATGATATTTACATTTGATTGTTTAATAGGTTTCTCATTCAGGCATTTAAAAACACCTGGATGTAAGTCTTCAAGCATGTTTATTTCGGCTTGAGTGTATGTCCCGCCAAATCCTGCCATAAGCTTTTCATTTGTGACTATATTCTTTTTTGCTTTCTTTGTACAGGAACTGTGTATTTTTGCCATGTTGATTTGTTTCTTAATTTCTTGCATTGTCATTTTATCACCTTTATTAATGAGTTTAAAATTTATTATATGATTTATCCTTTTTGCCATTATTATTTTCTTTGATTTTGTCATGTTATATCTCCTTTTAATTAAATTACAAACTCCAATATGGTTTTTTATTTCAAATTATCCCATAATGTTTTTACCGATATATAATGCTAACTTATTTAGTGCAAGTAATAGTTGTTTTTTTGTAATTTTATTCCCATTTTTAATACGTTTCATTAACAGCGTCTAATTTATCCATAAGCATTTCGATATGTTTTGTTTTCTGTACTCCTAATATAGATTCAATTGATACGTTTCCATGTAACAGTTGAACTTTATACACTTTATTTTGGGCTAACCATATTTCTTTTTTTTCGTTTATCATAGCATCCATATTATTTTGTCTCCTTTTTAAGGGTGTTTCGATTTCAAAAATCTATTGCCTGTTTTTATGATTTCAAAAATCTACTTAATGTTCCGTTTTAGGTACGTATTACAATTCTTACAATGAAAACCCAACATATTCTTTTTGATAGCCATAGATAAACAATCATCATACTTTCCACAGCATATGTATCTGTTATTAGCGACATCACGTGCATACATAATACCACATTCTGTTATTGTTTTAATTGCTTTGGTCATTGTTTTTTTCTCCTTATATTTATTATATATATGGGATGTTTTGAGTTAACCATTTTTTGAGTTTTTTTTTACCCGTAAACGTTAGGTCTAATGTATTATATAACATTATTACATCTTCATATGATGCAATGATCATTTCATGTACCGCATCATAATAATGGGGTTCATTATCATATCTTTGATATCTCACTCTATAAAATAGAGGGTTTGGAATTATTTTTAATCTAATTTGGAAGTTGTCACCTTTTAATTTTGTGTTGTGTATACTTTTGTTTTGCAATATCAATATTTCCATTTTAATATCACCTCCCTATAAAGTGTTTCGATCTTTAAGATCTCATCAGTGACAGTCACATAACAGCCAGACACTAAGAGCAGTTTAATGACTTGCTGAGGTCATTATATTAGATTGTAATGTTACTGAATAATTTTTGCTGCCCAATCTGGAACATCCACTTCTTTGCCAGATTTATTTGTAATTTTATAATATCTACCATTATTGCCAATCTCAATGGTAGCACTATAAATTTCTTTTTTTGTAATTCCCAACCAGCTTATTAATGTATCTGTTATTATGATTTTCATAATGCTCCTCCTTTTTAATAATGTTTCGATTTATAAAATCTCATCAGTAACAGTAATATAACTGTTAGACACTAAGAGCATCCATTAGCTTGCCTTATATAATAAGGTAGAGGCATCCTGGTATGTCCATTCGGTTCTCAATGCTGTTAGGTTTTTAGTAACCCTGCATGATGGAGTCCTTGACTATTTGTCGAGGCGTCTATTTTTTTATTTCAAACAAGATGTTTTTTAATGGGTTTACTTGCTGGCACCGTTTCCCGTGTGCCTCTTGTTTGTTCTTGTTTATATAGTACTGCAAACCGTGTGCCATGTTGTTAAATAAATCGTAATAAATATTAAAAGTAATGTAAGTTACTTAAATTATTATGTATATATTTTATCAAGATAATTTAAATACCTTTTGTTTATTGTAAATTTAGCTATTTTAGATACATTTAAAATTGGACTGGACTGGACAGTCATACACTTTTGTAAATATTTATAATAGAATCAATATATTATAAGATGAATACTCTAAATCATACACTCCTGGACAGTCGTACACTTTTTAACCCTATTATAGATCCTCAAACCATATAATTTTTTTCTTATCTACTATGTTAGGTTTAATATCTTGTTTTGACTTAGGTTTAAATATTGGTGTTTCAATAGGCTGTGTGTCAATAATGGCCCGTGGTATATATTCTACATAATCATTAATATATTCTTTTATTTGATTTACTGGCCAAAACCACTCCCCTCTAATGTGATATGTGGCAAAGCTTCTGTGCAACTCTTGTTCAAATCCTATATCTCCATCAATAGCTTTGATTATAGTTAATTGTTCCCATGAACCCGTTTGTAATTGTTTTAGTCTATCATTTATATCTCTACTTGTGTACCCGATTTTAATTGGCCCTGATGTCCCACTTTGTATAAAGTATATCATGTTATTTTTCCCTTTTATTTGTTTTGATGCCTTTTTTATTAATTAAAGGTTATTCGTTAACTATTCCGGGATATACTACGATGTATCCTTGTTGGGCGTAAGAATCAGCCTTACTTGGAACTCCATAATCGACGTGAACCCAACGGCCATTTATTTCCTTATAAAGTTTTACCATTTTGTTTTCTCCTTTGTTTTGTTGGTTTGTTTTGTTGTTATCTATATGTAGAAGCAAGATTAATGCCAGGTGTTATAATATTTGTTATTTAGTTTGTAACATTTGGATATTATAGTGTAAAAGTTGATGAATGTTCAAAACGACGTCAGGTTGAAAATTGTGTAATTGTGGCATCGACTACCAAAATTTGTCATATTTTTGCCATATTTTGTTATTGATGATTATTTTGAAATTAAAAATTTACAGCCCTTGACAACTGAAATTTATGCTTTATTATATAGTTATAACCAATATATAAAATTATATGTGATCCGGTAAAATTTCTATTTAAGACCTGTATACCGGCTATCAAAGTAACAACAGGCATCGGTTGGCTAACCGGTACAATAAATTCAAGCTATCCAATTTCAAATGGCATTTGTATCCGTCCATTTGGCCCCGTTCCTGCAACCCAGGGGATCATTGTGAATAAAGAGATTATTTGGAATCTCTTTGCCTCAGTTAAGACAGAACTGGATGAGGGCAATCGTTTTGTAAAAAGCGATTCAAACACAATGCGTTTTTTATATGAACTTATGACACGAAGTTGACGACACATACGGCAAAAACAATATCCCCCTATTTTAAATTTATTTTTTTTAAATTTAAAATAGGGGGATAACTATCTTCAAAATTAACTTCTCCAATGGCAATATTAATTATTAAATATTAATTATTAAATATTAATTATTAAATATTAAAAATGCACGCTTATATAATAAGGTATATCGATAATCATACCAAGGTAACAATAATTATTTAATAGCTAAAATTAAATAAAAAAAATTTACATTTAATTCAACTCATTATGGATAAAAATAAAAATATTTTGCCGTTGCCCCTTGACAACTAAAATCTATGTATTATATTATAGAAATGAAAGTGTTTTATATAAATTAAGTCTTTACAAGCAACAAGAATAAGCCAAACTTAAACCTTAAACCTTATCAGGATTGCTTTAAAGACTTGTAAAAACTGTAAAAACGGCTTAAAAGGTTTTTACAGTTTTTAATGTTTCTTTGAGTTTATTAAAAAAAACGTTAATTTTATTAAAAATTATATATATATTATGGCGACATTTATAAGAAAAAACAGCGGAGACAGTATGGAAAAGAAAAAATCCTCTCCTGTTACGAGCAACAAAAAGAAGGTGACTGTAAAAAAACCGAAAATCACCAAAGATTCCCCAATGACCCGTAATATGAAGCTGTTTGCCGATAGGTGGTTGGTTGATCGTAATGCCACAAAAGCGTATAAAATAGCATTTCCTAATACCAAGAACGATCAGTCAGCAGGTGCTCAGGGTTGCGTTATGTTAAAGGATCCAAGGGTACAGAAACACATCAAGGAGAAAATGGCGAATATTGCCAAGAAGATTGATATCGACATCGAGTGGGTGCTTCGAAGGTTCAAGTTGCTCGTCGATTATAATGTGGATGATTTCTTTGATGAGGACGGTAATGTGAGACCGCTTGAACAAATCTCGCCTGATAAGCTTTATGCTGTCTGTGGCCTAAAATCAGTAACAACGATTACAAATAAGAAGAAGAAGCAGATAAAGAGAACGATTATAAAAGACCTCAAGTTCCCAGATAAAAAAGGAGTGTTGGATTCTCTCGCTAAATACTTGGGGATGTTTGCCGAAGACAATAAACAAAAAGTTGCAACTGTGCCTGAAGTACTGAATATCAGGCTGGTAGATTAAATAAAATGATTATGTGAGTGCAATTATTATGGATATAAATATCAGCAGGAAGCTTTTTAATCCAGCATATTTGCCTTACTTAGACGATCAGTCCAGAACTCAAATTTTTTTCGGAGGAGCATCCTCAGGTAAATCTATTTTTGTCGTTGGGCAAAGAGTTGTTTATGATCTCATAAAAGGTGACAGAAACTATTTAATTATCCGAAACGTTGCCGATACTTCTCGAAAATCGACATTCAAGGAAGTTAGAAAAATCATTTTTGATTGGAAATTAGACGAATATTTTAACATAAATAAATCAGACATGGTAATTACATGCCTGGTTAACGGTCACCAGGCAATGTTTGCTGGGTTGGATAATGTAGAAAAGCTTAAATCAATTACTGCAGATAAGGGCGTTATAACAGATATAGTAGTGGAAGAAGCGACGGAGACGAAAGAAGATGACCTGAGACAGTTACAAAAAAGACTCAGGGGGAAATCCAAAGTTAAAAAAAGAATGACCTTAGTATTTAATCCGATCGCCAAGGTGCACTGGATACACAAAATTTATTTTGTCGGTAATTTTTATGATGGAGAAACGCTTTATCATAAAGACAATCTCCTTATCTTAAAGACTACCTATAAAGATAATTTGCGGTTTCTCGAAAAAGATGATATCGATGCTCTGGAAAATGAGACAAACAAATACTTTCGGGAAGTATACACTTTAGGCAACTGGGGCGTTTTTGGAGACGTAATATTTACAAATTGGACAGTAAAAGATTTGTCCGAAATGATACCCACTTTCGACAATAATAGGAACGGCTTGGACTTTGGTTATGCATCGGATCCTGCAGCTTACAATAGAATGCACTTCGACAAAAAGAGAAAAACTATTTATATTTATAAAGAATTTCATGAAAAGGGCCTCACAAATCCAGAATTAGCAGCAATGTTACGCCCCGTTGTCGGTAATGATGTACTGGTGTGTGATTGTTCAGAACCGAAAAGTATACAAGAATTGAAAGACGAAGGAATAAACGCTATTGGTGCTCGAAAAGGCCCCGACTCAGTGACATTTGGTATTCAATGGCTCCAGGGTAATAAGATCGTTATCCATAAAGAGTGTCAAGAAACGATTAATGAGTTTCAATTGTATCAATGGAAAAAGGATAAATACGGCGAGACGATGCCGAGGCCGATAGATAAGTACAATCATCACCTGGATTGTATTCGTTATAGCTTAGAAGATGACATGGAAAAAGCGGCCATATTCATAGCTTAAGGAAATTAGACATGCAAATTACAAACGCAATAAAGAATTTCTTTTCTCGCAATCTGGCTTTTTCTAATTCGTTTGCCATTAAAACAGGCACACCAATTTATAAAGATTGGACTGTGCAAAAAGCGGTCAAAGACGGATACAAAGTTAATAGTTGGGTCTATAGGGCGGTTAGTTTAATTACCAAATCTGCATCAAGTGTCCCCTGGATCGTAGTGAACGAAGATGGTGAATCAGTAGATCATTATCTGAGTAATCTCATGAAACATCCAAATAATGCCGTTTCGAGACAAGATATGTTCGAGCTCCTTGTGGCATGGCTTGAATTAAGCGGGAATGCTTATGTGAAAACAGTTAAGGTTGCTGGAAAAACAATTGAGCTATGGCCTGTGTCTCCGGATCGCTTAAAACCAGTTTTGTCCAAAAACATCTCCGAATGGATTAGCGGTTATGCTTTGGATGAATCAACTAAGGCGGATTTTGAGTCTGATGAAATTATTCATTTTAAGTATTTTGATCCAGCTAATCCTTATGAAGGGATTGGCTCCTTGCAGGCGGTTTGCAAAACGGTTGATGTAGACGTAGATCAGTTAAATTGGAATAAGTCATCTATGCAGAATAGAGGCGTACTTGACGGAGTGTTTTCATTCAAGAAAGAGTTTCGCTCCCAGGAACAAGCGGATGCTATCTCTACGAAGCTTAATGAGAAGCATGCAGGGGGGTTCAACGCACATAAATTAGGTGTTGTAGGGAGCGAGGCAAAATATATAAGAACAGCTCTTACCCCAGTTCAAATGGATTTTATTAGTTCCAGAAAGTTTAACAGAGATGAGATATTCATTGTTTTTGGCGTGCCTCCGCAATATGCAGGGACGCAAGAGTCTTCGACATATAATAATTATCAAACATCAGAATTGATTTTCTGGTTCCAAAAAATTATTCCTTTGCTTGATGATTTAAGAGACACCTTAAATTTCTTTTTTAGAGATGAACTTGGAGAAGGCCTTAAGCTCACTTTTGACCTAAGTAGAATTCCGGCAATTAGACGAGCGCTTCTGGAAAGATCAAAAACGGCAAAAATATTATTTGACATGGGAGTCCCCGTAAATCAACTGAATCGGATATTTGAATTTGGCATTGAAGAATTTGAAGGTTGGAAAGTATCTCGTGTTGGTAACAATTCCACGGCTGAAAAGGTAGAGACAAAATCAACAAGTAAAAATATCGAGACACGTAAAACATTGTTGTCACAGAGAGACATAGAATCTGAAGTGAAAACCAGGATGGACTTCGCTGATAGTAAAGTTAAAAGCATAGAGATTTTGCTGGGAGACCAACAAGAAGTTATATTCGATGCTATTGAAGCGAAGGCGAATAATAAAGGTATAGTTAATTGGATCGATGTTGAGCGGTTATTGTCAAGCACTTGGTCTGATTGGATAAATGTATATACCAGTTTAACGAGTGAATATGCCGAAATAGCGGCAGGACAAGTAGTGATTGTAAAAAGAGCCACAGTTGAAGCTGAAATTAAAGATTTAATCAATTTGTACCTTGTGGAAGAAAAAACGGTTTTAACGGAGATAAGCTTGATTTCCAAATCAACAGTTGGCAAGTTGATCGATCAAGTTGAAGAAGGAATCGAAAACGCATGGACAGTCTCAGCGCTACAGCAGGCAATAGTAGATATAGGGGTCTTCTCCCCGGCAAGAGCATTGACATTATCCAGAACCATAACGGGTACAGCGGGTAGCATCGGTCAGTTTGTTAGTGCTCGACACTCAGGAGCGACGCATAAAAAATGGATCAATTCCGTGTTTGATGTCAGAGACTTACATGTTACCAGAGCGGCTCAGCCAGCAGTAAAGATTAACGATAGATTTAGCGCTATGGACGGAGCTTTTCAGGGGCCGCTGTATCCTTTAGATAATGTATTAACTCCAGGAGATCGAATAAATTGTAGATGTTCAATAAGTTTTGAGATTCGGAAGTAACAAATAACTTGATGTAAAAAAATGGAGACACAATATGAAAATGAAAACACTTGAATATAGGGGTTTTAACTCGACCCTGGATCTGAGAACAGCAGACGGTAATGAATGGATCTTTGAAGGGTATGCAGTAACATGGAATACCATAGATGATTACAGAACGACTTTTAAAAGAGGCGCATTCAAGAAGACGATTTCGGAGCGAGGCAAGCACATAAAGATTTTGTGGAATCATGACTCGGACGAACCAATTGGCAAGATTGTTGAGTTGAGAGAAGACGACATCGGCCTGTTTATTAGAGGACTTTTAACAGAGGGGGTAACAAAGGCAGCAGACGTTTATCACAATCTTAAGGCTGGCGTTATTGACACTTTGTCATTTGGATTTATCCCCCTGCAGAAAAAAGCAGCGGATAAAGATGGAGTCGTTTGCATAACTGAAGTAAAGTTGTACGAGATTTCTCCTGTAACATTTGAGGCGAACTCAACAGCCGTTATTACGGACGTAAGAACCAAAGAAGATTCTTCAAATCAAGAAAACAAAGAAGGGCGTTCCGAAGATTTCGGGGAGACAGTAAATGAATCACTTCTGGCCAAAGAGGGGTATTTGTTATTTGATGCTTTGTGTGAGACTCTACAAGATATATGGTGGAATAATGATGATAAAGAGGATATAGTATCGAAACAAGATAAAGTGATTGCAGAGTTCCATGCAGCTTATCTTAAATGGTCTTCTGGATATATAGACAAGTTTTGGAGCGAAAGAAAAACGGCCTTGGCGAGAAATGATCTTGCTAAAGCATTTGTTCTTGAATTGAAGGATTCACTTGAAGTGATGTCGAGTAACACTTCCTTCACTATCAAGGAGATTAAAGCACTTTCTTCAGGAAAGATACTTACTAAAGAGAGTCGCAAGAAATTGGTCGAGCTTCCTGAGCCTATCAGGGCTGCACACCAAAAAGAGAGATGCAAAGTCGTTGAGTCACTTTGTGATGAATTGAGAGTTGGTGGATTTAGTGTTGCCGAAAGTCAAAGGTTTAGTTCTTTGCTGAGACTAAGAGATATCCAGAAAAGGGAAGATGTATTAAGTTTTCCAAATATTTCAAACAATATTATTTCTGAATTGGTGAAGATTAGAGGCAGCATTAATCAAGAGTAAACAAAATTTATAAAAATACAAAAAAGGAGTATAGCATGTCAAAAGATTTAAAAGAATTTAATGAAGAATTGAACAAAACATTCGACGAATTTAAGAAAAGAAATGACCTGGCAATCGAAGAGGCTGAGAAAAGATCCGGAATTGCGACAGCAGAGACTTCTGCTATTGTCGAAAAGGTAAATGCTGATATTACTGAAATCAGAGCATCTATGAAAGAAATTGAAACTCGCATGAGCCGACCTAATTTCAATCCTGAAGGCAAAAACGAGGTTAATGCCGATGTAGAGCTTAGAAAAGCATCTTTTAATAAATGGTTGCGATTTGGATTCGATGGAGAAAAAACTTCTTGGACACCTGAAGAGAAGCGATCTTTATCTTCAGCATCTGATGGTACTGGCGGTTTTCTTGTGCCAGTTGAATGGGAATCGGGCATCATAATGAACGCTTATGATCTTGCTGAATTGCGTCCTATTTGTCAGGTTGGAACCACTGGAAGAGACACTGTGCAGCTCGGTGCGTTGTCTAAGCCGACTGTAGCATGGGGTAGGTCAGATATTGCAATTTCTACTCAATCATTAACAGCCGGAGGAGAAAGGATAACGATCTATCCGTTAAGAGCAATTGCTCTTGTTCATAATGATACTCTTGAGGACGCAGATGCTGATCTCAATTCTGAGATTAACAATGCTTTTGGTAGAGCTGTTGCTGAGGCCGAAGATGATGCTTTTGCTATTGGTGCAGGAGATGATTCTCCAAGGGGTGTATCATCTGATTCAAGGGTTCAGGCAAATTATGTTTTCTCTGGTGTTTCTGATGCTTTGTCAGATTCTACTCATAACGGCGTTGATGTACTAACTGACTGTATGTACAAACCAAAGAAGGCTTATCGTAAAAACGGTACATGGGCATTCAATTCAACAACTGAAGCAGCTATTCGTAAGTTAAAAGACGGAGAAGGTCGTTATCTGTGGCAGCCTCCAGTTCAGGAAGGACGACCGGCTTTATTGCTTGGTAAACCTATTGTTAATCCTGAAGGTATGGCTGATATTGCAGCCAATGCTTATGTTGTTGTATTTGGTGATTTCATGGCCGGTTACAAAATTAGAGATCGTAAAGGGATTACAGTTACTCGGCTTGTTGAGCGTTACGCAGAGTACGAGCAAACTGGTTTCAAGATTGTCGCCCGAGTTGGTGGACAAGTAACTTTGGCAGAGGCCTTTGGTTGCCTTAAAATCGCTACATCATAGTAAGGAGGATAAAATATGGCTTATAACAAACCTTACGTGAAAGCACAAAAACTTTATGTCAATGATGTAGAGGTTACTGCTACGGCGCCAGAGCTTAATACTTTGGATGGTGCAATAGCTTCTGCTGTGCCGGTACTTACTGCAGGAGCCGCTACTGATGAGATGGATATTACCATCACCGTAAAAGATGCCGCTGGAGTTACAATCGCATCTCCGGCCATACTTGAAGTGTGGATAACTGATAGCGATACTAATTTCACACTTACAGGAACAAGTGCATCTGGCGCTTTGACCGCTATAGATGGGGCAGTTTTGCAAGAGATTACAGCCAAGAAACACATTGTTTGTCTTACACCAGCCACAGGAGTTATCAATTTGTCTCTTGTAGATAGTGCAAACACTGCCGGTGAAATAGTATGTGTTAGGCTTCCTAATGGATTGTTTTCTCAGAGCGAAGCGTCTGTAGCCGGTAGTTACGAGGGCGGTTAAACAAACTTAACAATAGACTTTTGCGGGATAGAGTTCCATACAAACTCGATAAGCTGACGATTCCCCTTTTTCATCAGCTTCCCGCAAATAATGATATTAAATAAAAGGGATATTAAGTTATCGAAAATAGGAGATTATAATTATGAAAGGTGATGCAAAAAGCAATTTCACAATAGATGATTTGGGAATGCCAGCATTGAGCAGGTCTGCGGACACATATGTTTCGGAGTCAGTTGATCATAGTCTGGCCCCGTCATGTGAGTTTTTCATTTCATGTGGGACATATGCGACTTCATTTGTTGCTACCCTGCAGTACAGCGACGATGATTCAACCTGGACAGATGAGCCAGATACTACAGCAGGTAATACCGTTTCTCTTACTTTGACAGTGGCCGGTAACGGTTCTATATCTTGCCCAAATCCAAGGGGAAGGTATAGCCGTATCAGCACAGTTCTGGGTGGGACATGCGTCCATAGTATTACAAGCGTTCTTGGGCCTTTGCGTTCAGTTGCTGTTTAGAAACAGTAACCTAAATAGTTACGGGATAGAGTTTCGCACTCGAAAACGGGCATCCCTAAGTCCTATTCCCGTAACTTAATCATTAGGAGATAGACGGTTATGAAAACAAAAATAAAAATGACAGAATCCAAAAAAGGGAGTCCGAACGGAACAACAGTAATTAATTATATTGCTGGAAAAGAGTACGATCTTCCAGAAGGCTTAGCAAACGTTTTTGTTAATAAGCTTTTAGTTGCGGTAGAGATAAAAAATCAGGTTGATCAGGTAAAGGAAATTGAAATATCAGAGAAAGATCTCAATATTGAAACCCCTGAAAAGAAGCTTCACATTGAAATACCGATGAAAAAAGTAAAGAAACAAAGGAAAAAGAAGTCCAAAAAGGTATAATAAGGTAAACTATGGCAATTGAATTAGTATCATATGCGTCTTTAAAAGCACTTTTAACTTTGGAAGATGCTTTGATAACAGACTATCCGGCATTGAATCTCATTAGAACATCTGTAACGTCTGCTATCGAGGAATACCTAGATCGGTCACTGGAGGAGATAGAGCGCACAGAAACAGTTTACATTGGCGGTTTCGCAACAAAGATGATTAGGTTACCTGGCATACCTGTAGCAAGTGTCTCATCTGTTACTGTAACTATAGCCGGAGAATCCGAGACTTATGATGAAAATGAGGAGTTTGAAATAACCGAATACGGAATCAGATTATTGGTGGCTTTGAGTAACGCTAAAGTAGTAATTGTTTATACGGGTGGAATTTCGGTTGTACCCGGCGTAATTGAAAGGGCAGCATTATTGCAAACAGCGTATGAATTTCAGTCAAAAGACCAGATCGGAGCCGAATCTGTTACGACTTCGGGTGGCAGCGTAAGCAGACCAGCACTGGGGTTACTTAAAGAGGTAAAAAGGATGCTTAATAACGAGAAACATCCATTGTTACTGGTATAGATTATGCAAATTGAAGTAAAAAAATTTGTTGAGATTGATCAATATCTCAAAGATATGCCAGAGACGATGTTTGATGATGCTAAGCCTTTATTCCAAAAGGCAGTTATTGACGCTGACAAAAGAGTAAAAAGGCTTTTTGGAATTCGGATACAGTCTCGAACAGGAAACCTTCGTAGGTCTTTGAGAACAAGCGTAAAGGGAATGAGCCTTGATAGTTTACAGGCATCGTTTTATAGTGCTGCAAATGTCGCTGGAACACCGATTGTTCATGCTCCGATTCAGGAATTTGGAGGGACAATCAACGCTATTGATAAATACAAAAAAGTACCTGGTGGGCCTTATCTGAATGTTCCGACCGAAGCCAATCAGACGGCAGCGGGTGTTATGAGGAAGACTGCAAGAATGGTTTTTAATAAGGGCGGGTATATTCAAAAAACAAAGAAGGGCAGATGGGGAGTATTTTTGGGAAATAAAATGATGTTTGCCTTGGTAAAAAGAGTTCACGTTACTCCAAAATTAAGCATGCGCTCATCGGCAGAAAGACAAGTATCTCGTTTATTATCAAGCTTATCTAAAATAATAGGGAACGATTAATTATGGCCACTGCGATAAATACAATATTGGCAAAAATTGGTGCAAGGCTTGCTAATATAACAATCACAAACGAATACAATTACACGTTCAAAAAAATACAAGAAGGTATGCTCAAGCCCTTTGCTGGCTATGATTTACCAGCCATAAACTATTGGTGCACAAGTTTGGCCAATGAACGAACTGTGTACGATGATGATAATAGAGTCCTTGATTTAGTGATAGAGGCTTTTTCTATGACTCGTGACGAACCGTTTACCCGAGTTGTTAGTAAGCTCGCCGCTGATATTGTAACAGGGCTAAATAGGGCGACAGGTTCTCCAGCAGTATCCGACTCGCCTAGTTATGATCTGGGAGAAACGGTTACAGAGTTAATTTTTGACAGTTATGATTATGAGATTGGAGAAGGGCAAGACCCTTGGTGCGGGGCATTATTAAGATTTACTATTAAATATAGAACGAATCCAAACGAGATGGTACTGTATGGGGTTTAAAACAATCTAAAAAGGGGGTAGATTGACATGAAAAAAGTAGCTATAATATGTAGTCCAGGTATGGACAATCATTTACAGGAGATAATACAATATCTGGGAGAGAATTATGAAACAAAGATTTGTGTTACTAATGATCAGGAAGCTATATATAATGTTTCAAAATGGGCGGATGTAATTTGGATAGAATGGGGAGATCAGGCAGCAATTAATGTGACGAGGCAGGGTCAATTACTTTTTGGAAAACAGGTTATCTTAAGGATACACAGTTACGAAGTATTTACCAATTATCTTGATTACATTAAATGGTCTGCAGTAACAGATTTAGTTTTTGTAGCTGAACATATTAGGAACCTTGCTATACAAAAATTTCCTCGTATTAGAAGAGAAGTTGATCGGATCCATGTAATACCAAACGGAATTGACGTAAAGAGGTTTAAAGGCATTTGTCCGGAGAACAATAAACAACTTGCATATCTTGGGTTCATCAATTTTAAGAAGGCACCGTTACTTTTGTTTACAGCTTTCGCCGAATTATTAAAAATGGACGCCAGCTATAAACTTCACATAGGCGGGACATTTCAAGAAGAGAGATATGCTTTATATTTAAGGCAAATGAGCGAAGATCTTGACATCAAAGATAATATAATTATTTATGACTGGGTGGAGAAACCGGAAGATTGGCTACAAGATAAAAGCCATATACTTTGTACCTCTGTTTTGGAGAGTCAAGGAAAAGGCATAATGGAAGCCATGGCGATGGGTCTAAAGCCTATTATACATAATTTTGTAGGGGCAAAAAATATCTATCCAAAGAAATATTTGTGGAATACGGTTTCTGAATTCTGTAATATGATCGTTATGTCGTCTCAATATGATCCGGAAGAATACAGAGAGTATGTTGTCGACAATTATGAAATGGAAGAGCAACATACTAAGATCAAAAACATAATTGACATTAACAAAAAACCGATTAGTGTTTTTATGGCAGACAATAAAGTTAAACCGATAACTTTATCCGTTACAATGATAATGAGGGACGAGGAAAAGAATATCGGGAGGTGCTTGGAATCAGTAAAAGGTATCGCTGACGAGATAGTTATTGTAGATACAGGATCAATAGATAATAGTGTGGCTATAGCAGAGGCGCACGGAGCTAAAGTCTATCATCATCCATGGGAGGACGACTTCTCACTCCACAGAAACCAAGTTATTGGTTATGCAAGCGGAGATTGGATGTTGCAAATAGACGCTGATGAAGAGTTGGTTATTAATGATAAGGGAAATTTAAAAGCGATTTTAGCTAAAATAAATCCAGAATATAACGGAGTGTCTATAGTTTTAAGAGATACGTGTATAGAATCAGGAACTCAATTTAATGCGTCAAGGATATTCAGGCGGGGATTCGTTGAGTATCATAGAGCTGTGCATAATAAACCGATTTATGAAGGAGCAAGCAAATTCGGTTCCGTGTTAATCCAGGGCGTCGAGATAGTTCATTATGGTTCTCATTATCAAATATCAAAAGAAGAATCCAAAAAAAAGGGAGATAGAACTCGTAAATTATTAATCAAATCTCTTCGCAATGATCCAGACGATTATGAATTGCTTTTTTATTTTATGCAATTGGAAGGAACCGTAGGGAATATCGAAAAGGCAGTTGAGTACGGAGAGAAATATCTGGCATGCAAAAATAAATGCGACGGTTTTAATGATTCTGTTTATTATTCAATAATAAGATTGAATATGGAAATAGGGAACATTGAAAAGGCTCGGCATTGGTTGAGGGAAGCGCAAATACTACTTCCTGGGGATTTAGACATAGCATTTGTAACGACTGAGCTGGGAGTTATTACTGGCAACGGTCAATTGTTACTTGAAGGCGCTAGAAATTACATAAAGCAATATAAGAGATTTCAGGAGAGCCCGGATCTTACGGGATGTCGTTTTATCTTTTCCCTTAAACCGGATAGCCTTTATTTTGTGCTAAAACACATGACTGCGTATTTATTGGGCGACGGAGTTTCTTGTTTAGACCTTTTAAAAGGTTCGATTGGAAATCTTTCCGTAGAACAGCAGGCAATCGCAGTTAAAGAAATAGAAGAAATATTGAGTCCAATTGGCGTAAAGACAAACTGAAAAAAGAGGAGATATAATTATGGCGACAAGTTCAAAAGCAAAAATTAGTATAGAAACCGGTCAGACATTAGCACCTTATGCCGTGATGACTGATGGTGGTGATCATCAGATTTATAATCTTGGTACTATCTGGAGTGGAAAAACAGATTTTACTCCTTCTGTCCGTCCTAATGGCATGGTTTCTGGCAGAAATGTATTGTCCGTAAGTGCTGTTAATGATACGGTAACTGTAGCCGGATTTACTGCATATGCAAAGGGCATAGAGAAGACTGTGTCAGCAACAACCGATACGTTTACAAGAGGTACTGGCCCTGGGAAAGCCAAAATTATTTCTGTGGTTATGGATTCTTCTGGATCAATCGCTGTAGTCCATGGAGAAGAAGGAGCGGACACTACTTTCAGCGAAGTAAGAGATGCTGCTGGCGGCCCTCCATATATTCCTGCCAATGACGTAGAATTAGGGCAGATACGAACCACGGGCTCTACTGCAGCTGTAATAACAGCAGCAGAGATATTTCAGGTGGTTGGTACTCATACAGAGCGGTTTGATTATCCAACATGGGATGAATTTAATGTTGGCAAAGGCATGTTGGCAAGTATTTCTGCAGAATCTCAATCACATATAAAGTTCGCTTCTGTTCTTACTCCTATTCATACAGCAGCAGCATATAAGTTAACTTTTGTTGAGTACTATACACCTATTTTTTCTGAGCTTTCTAAAACAATGGATTTTACGCCAGTAGAGAATTCTCCAAGTGTAACATCTACTCAGTATTATAACGGTACAATTGCAGCCGCATCCAGATCGCTTGGAACAGGTAGTTTTACGGCTTTGATGAGCGATAATATTTCTGATGCTCTACTTAATGAACAAGATGAAGTTATCACAGTTAAGTTCTGGGCTGATCGAAATAAGAATCCGTTTATCTTGACTCAAGGAGAAATAGGAATCACAAGAACTTTTCCGGTCGCTGCTCAAAATCAAGCTGCCGTAACGATAGCGGCTGAAAACGCAAGCGTATCATTTTTGAGTTAACCATTTAGTGTGATTAATAAAAAGGGGAAAACAAATGGCATTTAATGAAGAGGCATTTAACAATGCTCATTTTGATGAAAGAACGGTAGAGGTTAAGGTTCCCGAACTGTCTAAATTTTACGATGAAGGAGACAAGTTGATTTGGATAGTTCGGGGACTAACAGGGCATGAATTAGCAAAGGTTAACGAAGCCGTCAGGCTGAACAAAGATATTGATTCCATTCTTAGTGGGATTACATCTGAGACGCAAAGCAAGAAGATAGACGCCGTAAAAGAAGCTTTGGGCATTACAGATAGTTCTCCTGGAGATTTGGTTCGTAGAATAGCAGCGTTGCGTATGGCTTCTGTAAACCCTGTCTGTACCCAGGAAATGGTAGTGAAATTAGCTGATGCTTTTCCAACAACTTTTTATTTATTAACGAATAAAGTTTTTGGGTTGACGGGGGAGGGTAAACAAGTGGGGGAATAGATAGCCTCTGGAGAAACGTAGAAATTAGAAATATTCTTTCTCTTTGTTACGAGAAAAAGAAGTTTCTTTATGAGGCACGTCCTGATTTATTTCCGCAGGGGTTTGTAACGCAAGTTGAAATGGAACTCTGGTCAAGATTTTATGAAGATTTAGGATCGTGAAAAAATAAGTTTAAAATTGATTACATACAGTTTAAGCTGTCCAGCTATACACTGGTATTGCTTTTTTATAAATCCTTAAGCAATCGCTATATGGTTTAGTGGAATTGTAAAAAATAGCGACTATTAAAGATATGGATAAGTAGAAACATGGCTGATATTAAAAAAACTATTGATATAATTTTTCGGGGCACTGACCAACTTAGTGGCACTATTGACGTTGTGTCTGGTCAAATATCTGATCTTGGCACAAAAATTGAAGGTATAGCTACGCCATTATCTGAGGTTACCGACACCATTTTAAAAATTGATTTGGCTTTAACTGCTCTGGGGGGCGCAGGATTGGCATTTGCTTTTTCTGAATCATCTAAGTTTGAAGATGCATCTATTGAACTACAGAAAGTTTTAGGGAATCAACCAGGTGCACTAAAAGTAGCAGAGGAGGCAGCGTTTGATTTATCTGCTCAATATGGAGAAAGCGGTTCCTCTATTTTATTATCAACGGCCGATTTCAAACAAGCTGGGTTTACCATACAAGATTCTCTTTTGTTAACCAAAGCAGCAATGGATTTGTCCATCGCTGGGTCTCTAGATGGTGCCGAGGCGAGCAGCATATTGATTTCAATATTGAAAGGTTTTAAGACTCCGGCTTCTGAGGCTGCACGATTAGTAGACATATTGAATGAAGTATCAAATAATTATGCAACCGATGTTAGAGAACTCGGTGTAGGCATGGCAGCGCTTTCGCCAATTGCTAAATTGATGGGGTTTTCATTTGAAGAAACGGCAGGAATATTAACCCCCGTTATTGAAGTTTTTCGTTCTGGAGATGAGGCATCAACTGCTTTGAAGATGGGTTTGTTGAAATTAATTGATGATTCAAAACCTGTCGCTGATGCTCTTGCAGGTATTGGAGTGGCTCAAAGAGATGCTAACGGTGACCTTAGGTCTGGAAAAGACATATTGTTTGATGTCGCTAGGGCATTTGAAACAGCCGACGAGAACGACAAGTTATTTTTAGCCTCTCAGTTAGTAGGAATTAGACAAGCGGCAAAGATGGTAGAGGTATTTGATGGTTTGGCCAAATCAACCACAATTACCAACATTGCGATGGGAGCTGCAGGATCCGCAAGCGATGAGGTTGCAGTCAGACTTAAAAGTGGAACGGTTGTCGTTGATAAATTTAAACAAGGCTTTTCTAATCTTGCAGTTGTTGTTGGTGATCAGTTTGGAGAAACGGCAAAAACGTCTATTGACGGGGCAACTGATGTAGAAAACGCTTTGCGGCAGATAGTTGGAGATGGAACTTTTGCTCCTATTTTTGCTGCTTTAAATGAGTTTGCTGAAGACATTGGCAAATATTTGTCCGGGATTGCATTGGCTATGCCAGAAGCCTTTGAGAAGATTGATTGGAGCGGGCTCTTAGACGGTATTTCCGATTTAACTGGCGGCCTAAGTGATTTATTTGAAGATATTGATTTAACAAATCCAGAAGACTTGGCTGAAGTTATCCAGTTTATTGTTGATTCTTTAGAATCTTTAGTTCGGGTTACCAAAGGAATGGTGGATGTTTTTAAGCCGTTAATTATAGACATTATTGAATCTGCAAAAGGGTTCAATGCTATGAATGACGAGACAAAAGAAACTTCCGGAAATATATTAGGAATCGCGAAAGCGATTACTGGACTTGGCGTGGCGATGTCTATTGCGTTGGTTACGCTTGGTCAGAATGCAGATACTATTAAAACCGTTTTTAGCGTTGTAATAAACTCTGTAAAATTTATGTGGGATTCGACAGTTCTTACAGTTGAAGGTATTTTGTTATTTACCGCTGAGGCCGTTCAGGATTTACTAAAGGTTTTGAGGGGTGTTTCATTTGGCGATCTTGCAAAGGCTTTAGACGAAGCTTCTTCAGAGGTGCAAATATTTCAGGATAGCCTTAAAGAAGACATCGGTAAGCGGGCGCAATCAAATTTAGATATATTGGCAGGAGCATTTGGGGAAACCACAAAAGCTATAAAAGAAACATCCAAGGCAATTGAAGAAATTCCGGATGAAGTTGATTCTGAAATTGTCATAGCTGCAAATTTGGCAGAATTGGAGGCTGAGCTTGACAAGGCAGGAGTCTTGATTAGAGAACAGGACTCAACAGTTGTAATTGATGCGGATACAACTCAGGCAACGGAAAGTATAGCCGTGGTCGCAGAAGAGATTCCCAACGTACTACTTGAGGTCAAACTTCAAGGTGATATAGATAAGGAAATAGAAAGGATAAAGGCTACTGCTGATTTGGCCCAAACTTCTGTTGAGTGGACTGCAAAATTGAATATCGCAGAAGCGAAAAGCAATGCTAAAGTTCTTGAGTCAATATTTGATGCGATGTCGAATACTATCACCAGTACAGGTAATGTCTTAGCTGGCCTTTTCGAGTTATTGACAGGTGATAATCTTGCAACTTTGACAAAATGGAATATAGAAGACCAAATTAAAAAAGAAAGTAAAATGCGTGAAGAAGCACATAAAGAAATAATGAAGCTCAATGAAGCTCAGAGAGAGTATATGGATGCAAAGACGGCAGCTCTCGAATCAGGAGAAGGCCTCATTACGATTACAGCGGATGGTCTTGAACCCGAAATAGAAGCCTTCATGTGGAAGATACTTGAAAAAATACAGATTAGAGCAACAGCAGATCAAGCGGAATTTTTATTAGGTATGTAGCATCTTAAAGTTTAATTTTAACGTAAATAATAACTTGACTTTTGTAAATTAAGTATTATCTTATGAAAAGGAAATACGGATATGGTATCCATAACAACTTCTACTCCTGTTACTAACGGCAAATTGTTGATTCGAAAGTATAGATTGGGTTCGCAGATAAAAAATGGGACTGCCAGGATTAGCAAAGTTAAGACTCTTGATGGCGGAGTATCGGTGAATCACAATGGTTTTGCTGATGGAGACAGAAGTATAGATGTCAATGCCACATTAAGTGAATCTGATGCTGATATTTTGTGGGATATATTTACGGGTGAAACCTTTGTGACTGTTGCAATAGAAGATGGAGTTTATAATGCTGTGATAAAAACAGTTAATATAAAAGACAAAGTTAAAATAATCATAGAATTTGAGTCAAAGCTTAGTTGTTAGGAGGAACAAAAAATGGCCGTAACGTTAACATTATCCAATCATTACAAATACCAACTGATGAAAAAGAAAATTGATCTGTCGGCAGATACCTTGATAATGATTTTGATGAACAATACATATGCTTTTGATAAGGACACTGATGCTACTCTCGCTAATATTGCAGCAGATCAATTGGCTACTGATCATGGATATACCCAAAATGCAAAAGAGTTGGCGAATAAAGTATTAGCTGAAGATGATGCGAACGACAAAGGGAAAATGACCTGTGACGACGTATCGTGGACAGCTTCAGGAGGAAGCATAGGGGCAACTGGGGCAGCAGTTTTATTGGATTTTTCAGCGCTCGATGATACTGAGTTTTTTACAACTCAAAAAGATCAGGATTTTGTTGGAGGGTCTACGCATTGGGCGAACGGTGACCTTGGAACGACTTTTGACGATACCGACAATTTAAGTCTTGTGTCATCCAGTACTGGTCAATATTGTAAAATCACCTTTACCGATATCGGCACAGCGCTTGTTGCAGGCGGAAGATATAGGTTACAATATGATTATTCTGAATCGCTTGCCGGCTATGAGTTTAAGATCAACGGTGTGAGTCTTCAGGTGCTCGGTGATGCAGTGGCTGGAACATCACAGACAATAGATTTTGTGGCTGATGAATCGTTTACTGGTGCACATGAACTGAGAATTTATTCGAAAACAAACGCAGCCGCAGCCGGTGATTTTGATAATTTTTCACTTAAAGAAATCGCCACGGTTATTGGTTGTATTGATTACGGTGGTGATTATACAATTACAGATGGATTAAGCTTTGCAATTAAAGATATCCAAATAGATACCGTGTAGGAGAATTGATATGGGATGGCTTTCGGATTGGCAGAATAGAAGAAAAATTACCATTAGCAATATTAATGTTGATGCTGTTTTGTCTGATTTCCCTATCCTTGTAAAAATTTCAGCAAGTTCAGGTACTGGCAGCACGGATATCACAGATATTTTTACTGAATTGGCTGGAGATGCCAATCGGAAGAAAATAGCCGTTACAGTTTCTGATGGGACTACTCAGTGTTATGTTGAGATTGAGAGATGGGATCATACAAATTCAGCAGCATGGTTATGGGTGAAAGTCCCATCTGTAGCTTCTGGTTCTGCAACCGATTTGTATATTTATTACGATTCGGCTCAAGCTGATAATACAACTTATATTGGAGATACAGGAGACACCCCAGCTCAATCTGTTTGGGACAGTAATTTCCAACTTGTTGCGCACATGGCTCAAGATCCAAATGGAGACATTGCTGATGCAATAAAAGATTCTACTGTTAATGCCAATCATGGAACTCCTGGCGGTTCTATGACGTCCGCTGATCTGGTTGACGGTAAGGTTGGAAAAGCAATAGATTTTGATGGTAATGATTTTCTTACCGTTACAGCGGATGCAAGTTTAAAGTTTGGTACCGGCGATTTTACTATAGAAAGTCTGTTTAAAACAACCTCTGCCGATGCAATAGCTATGTTGAGCTATGGGGATAGAGCGAACAATCCTGGATGGACATCTTATGTCGGCGCAGATGGGCACGCAAAATTTATTATAGATGATGCTACAAACCAAGTAGTTATTGAAGATGCTGCAAACCATGCAGATGGTTCTCTTCATTATTACTCTGCTGTCTTAGATAGGAATGGTAATTGTGTAATTAATATTGATAATGCTCCTGTCGCATCTGAAGATATTTCTGGGGTTAATTTAACATTAGATACTACAGATCATGATGAAATTAATATAGCACGGGCATGGTATGGAACCAGCTATACGGTATATTATACTGGCTTAATAGATGAAGTCCGTATTTCCGATACAGCCCGTTCAGTTGCTTGGGTAAAGGCAACTTATTACAGCAATTGGGATGGTCTGGTTTTATATAGTAGTCAGGAGGCTTTGGCAGAGATATTTTTTCCAAGCCCTATGGCTGTCACTGCATCTATACAATCGAATATACAAGTTGAATTGTCATCGAACTTATTGACGGTTACAACGTCGATGCCGGTAATCGATATATATTACGGAGGTCTTGTTAATTGTCCTTCTTCTTTAGGCGCAGCAAGTTCTTTACAAGCGGATATCGAATTACTTATTCCTTCTGTTCGATTTACATCTGTAGGGACATTACAATCACAATCTGAGCTCCAAATATTTACAGGAGATGTTTTAGCCGCTACAGGTTCAATATTGGCAACAGTAGAAGAACCTTTTTCTGTGGCTATTCTTCCACGTATTTATACATTTACATTAACCGGTGCGGCTGATGGTATCGCAGATATAGTGATACCAATAAGTTCATTCCAAAGTAGAATTAAAAGTGGAACCCCTACATATTTAAGCGTGGTTATTCCTGGAACCGATTATTCTTCCGAGATAAATTTGAGGCTTAACGGAAAGCTTGTTATTCGTATGGGGTATTTAAGTAACGACGAATTTATTTTATCGGAAATTATAGCGTCTGTTGATTTTGAAAGCATTATAATCAACGAAGGGGGCGTAAACAAATCTATTACGCTCGACGGTCATAAAACAGAAACATGGATACCAAAAGAAGTTGATTTGGTTGGTGCGAGTTATATGAATTTAGATAACGGAGAATTGAGATATCGCTGTACTCCAAACATATATGTGCGTCCAGGTGATACAGTAAGCATAAACGGGGACTCATTTATTGTTGAAAATATTACTTATTCTGTCTCTGCTGAATTAGAGACTTTTGAGGTGTCTGAATAATGGGAAAAGGCGTCATAAAATCAGGCGGTGAAAACGGTTTGTATAATGTCAAATTGACCTTCAATAGAGATAGGGTAAATAACCTTATCTCTATTATGGATACGCAGATAACAGCACTCAACGCAGAGATAGATATGATGGAGGCAGGAGATGCCAAAGAGTTAAAAAAACTTCAGCGTAATTCATATCAAAAGAAAAAAGAATATCTGCAAAACAATATGCCGGAAGATCCAACTGTTTCTGCATGGTGTGCAGACTTTACGGAAGATATGAGTGGGACAGTTGGAACGGTTGAAATACCTGGGGAGAGGGGTGTATTGCAAATACAGCCAGGATATGAAAGTAATGCTGCCTACAATACAACGAGAGACGGGCAGTTACAACTACCTGTTGCGGGAACTCCAGAAAGCGTATTTTACAATCTTGCGATGTTACCTGGCTGGCAAAAATGGATGCCTACGTATAGATATGGAATAATTTCAAACATTGATACGGATAATGATACTTGTAACGTAACGCTTGATAAAGTAGAAAGTAGTCAACAAAATTTAGATATCAATCAAATTAATAAATTAACAGGCGTTGCGATTGAATATATGTCTTGTAATGCAGTTGCTTTTGAAGATGGTGATTCGGTTTTAGTTGAGTTTGCAAGCCAGGACTGGGCTGGAGCAAAGGTTGTAGGGTTTAAAGACAACCCTGTAGCTTGCGAATATGAGTTTTATATCAGGCCTACATTCAATGGATATTCACCAACCTATGGTGGAGAAGGTATTAGATTAGAAAACGATGAATATGACGAAAGAGCAAGCACAACGGTTACAGGTGATTTTGCCGGTCTTTGCGGCCCATTCACGCAAGATGTTGACACCGGAGACGAAGATATTTTTCTTAATACATCTGTGGCTGCAGGTGTAAATCCTAACTATGCCGGAGTTAATAATATATTTGCTCATTTTGTTGAGGTCGAGGAAGGGGAAGCGGCTTTTCATTATGGGTATACTTTTAGTGCTTTAAATTGGTTTGATGCGGGCAAGAAGGAGTTCAAAATCGGCGACGGTATCGGGGCTTCTATTTTGCATGTTAATCGAGTAAGTTGGTTGAGATATAGAAACGTTTTGAAGGGTTGTGCGAAAACAATTGAAACTATTAACGATGTAAAATATAGCGTGTATACCGTAGATTTTACAGGCTTATATTTTCCAGCATTAACATACACACTTAAAAAATATCTATCAACTTGGCCGTGTAGTGGTTGCGGAGCTCAAGACACATCTCAAGAAGCTCCAATTCGCTATGGTTTAACAGTTGAAAATATCGATGCAGATCAGGTGAATAATTCCGGTATTTGTATCGGATATGAAACGGAATGCGCATATGAAGAGGGTGAATGTAAAGCTTGGTTAGCGAGAGCGATAACAAGCCACACTCCTGAATTTGTAATGACCAAAGATCAAATATGTGTGTTGTCGGATGAGTATGGTTGTAATACTTCTTACGCTTCGATTACCATAGACACAAATCTTTATATTCATGAACAACAGATTATCCATCCATATGGCAGTGGAATAATATGTGAGGTGTTAACCACAGACTGTTCTGATGACGAGGAATATAAATATGAAATAACATTAGCTCCAGAAAATAAATTCTAAATAAGGAGAAAGAGCTATGATGCTTAAAGAAACAAAAGAAAAGATTGAAGATACACTTGAAATGAAAGACATCAACATATTTTTGAAAGTTTTAGATATGTGTTCAAAAGAAAAAATAGGTATTCCTGATTTGAGGGCATATGTCCAAGATAACAAGAAAAGACGGAAGGAGAAATAATTATGGCATTTTTAGAAAGAACAGGAAGATTTCTTGGCTTCACCAACTTTGTAACTGTTGCGACTGGCGAAACCAACATATTGGCAATTCCGCCTTTGGATGCTGGTCATCAAATATCTGTAACGGCTATTCCTGGTGCTAATACAGCTAAGGTTGAGCATACAACTTCACCTGATGCCGATGTTGCTGCCTCGGCAGTTTGGCAAGACTGGCCTTCTGGTTCGGTGACGATTACTACAAGTGATATAGTTGAAGGCCCTATAACTGGATTAAGGTTCTCTGCTACGGGCGGACAATGCAAATTCGAAGTTGTGATATAAGGAGATGAACTATGGCTTCAGGAATATGGAAAAACAGCAAGATCCCATACGTGTTAAAAGCAGTTGCGCCTACCACTTCGGATATCAGTTATTCTGTGCCGACAATGTGGGTCAATACAGCAACAAATAGAATTTACTTTCTCGTTGATATTACCGCCGGTTCTGCGACTTGGTATGAATCTGCAACCTCAGCTTTACCAATGGCAACATCGACCGATCCTGCTGGAGATGCCGCTGTGTCAACTGCTATTGTTAATGCTTATAGCGGCGTTATTATCACTCTTACGGGCGCAGGCAATGCCCAAACGATTCAAGCTCCAACCGATACTACGGCAGGCAAACCTTTCACGGTTGTCACGAATGACAGTAACGGAGCATACACGATAGAAGTAAATGGAATAACAATGTCTGCAGGAGAAGCTCAAAGATTTCTTTGGGATGGCTCTGCATGGATAATGGTATCTGCAGTTGATGCTGATGATATTGCTTTTACTCCCGCCGGTGATATAGTTGCAACAAATGTTCAGGATGCGATTGAAGAGCTTGATGATGAAAAGATGAAGCGCATCACCTCTGTTGATAATGAGATTGCCAGATTTGATTCCACTGGTGGAGACGTACAAGGGTATACCTCCAATCCTCCTACAGTTTCTGATGATGGTGAAGTTCTTATTCCTGGAAGCATGGGTGTCGGTACAGATTCCCCGGACACAATACTTACTTTGAAGAATGATAACTGGGTTTCTGGTAAAAACTTTGCTGGTACTGATTCAGTTAATCTACTCAAAGTAAATGTTGATGATGAAATAGATGTCGGTGGTACGCTAAACCTGGGTACAATTGAGGGCCCCGAAGATGGTGGAGCCATCACGCTTTATGATATGTCGGTGTCAGCAACGCCTACTTCTGGCGATGAAATGTCATTTACTCATAAGATTGACGGTGATAGTATACTTACAGTAGGAGCATTTGCTGATTCTGCAGGCGGAGTAGGCGGCCATTTTGTACAGAATCACGGTGCACACTTTGATAAGAAAACCAATGCAGGTGCAGCTGATTATAATCCTTCGGCCTTAACCAGTGACTATATAATTACAGTAGATACAACTGCAGCGGCCAGAGCAGTAATAATTTCAACTGAAGATAGAGATACGGGAAGTGCAGATAAAGTTAGAACATTCATAATTCAAGATATAGCGGGGAACGCTGGAGCAAATAATATCACAATATCATTAGAGACAAGTGGTAATATTAGCGGGGCAGCAACAGCAGTTATAAATGCAAATTACAATTCCGTTACTCTTATAGTAGATGGAACAAACGGTGCGGTGATTTAATGATAGATAATGAAAAAGTAAGATATTGTGAATGTGGTTGTGGTGCCATAATAAACAGCTTTGATAATCAAGGAAGACAGCGAAGATATTTACATGGTCATTATAATAAGGGTAGACAGGTATTAGATGAAACAAGAAAAAAGATATCAGAAGCAAAGAAAGGAAAAATGATTGGTGAATTAAATCCAATGTTTGGAAAAAAGCGTCCGGATTTAGCAGAAAGAAATCGTCAAAGCAAAGGGGAAAAACATTCGGAAGAAACAAAGAAAAAAATAAGTGAATCTGGTAAAGGTAGAAAACACACTGAAGAGACAAAAAAGAAGATGTCTATAAACAATGCTATGCATAGACCTGAGATTGTATCTAAATTGTCTGGTGAGAATAGTAATTTATGGCAGGGTGGGAAATCATATGCAGGATATACACCGGAATTTAATAACAATTTAAAAGAACAAATTCGCAAACGAGACAACTATCGTTGTCAGGAATGTTTTAAGCACCAAGATGAACTTTATGGTAAAACCGGAAAAAAATATAAATTACATATCCATCATATTGATTTTGATAAGAAAAATAGTGACCAATCAAATTTGATTAGTTTGTGTATAAGTTGTCATATGAAAACTAATTATAATCGAGAACACTGGACAGATTATTATAAAGGCAAGATAGAACAAATGGAGATTTAATATGAGTTATACAAACAGAGGTTTCTGGAAATCAGTAAGTCCGTTTCTTGATGAAAACACTTCTAATGTTGCCAATAAGCCTACCCTTGTTTGTAGGGGGGTGTTCTGTGGGTATTCGCTTCCAGAATATGCTGTGGGTGAAGAATTATTATTTAAAATGCGTGTTCCTCATAGTTGGGACGGAACAACCAATCCTTACTTTGTGGTAATAACAAGCATTTCGGCAACCGAAGATATTGGCGATAAATATAAATTACAATTAGAATGGCAATCAGAAGATATATTGCATGTGATACCGGATACAATTGCCGAAACTTTAACTGATGAAATAACAGTTGCTGACGGCACTGCTTTTTACGCTGAAATAGTAACATTTGAGCTTGATGGGTCTTTTTTAGTGTCAGGTCAAACATTACACATGAAACTTAAAAGAGTAGCAGCATCTTCAAGTTCCGTATCCAATGAGATAATCATATGGCATTGGGACACACGATGGAAGTTTAATAAATTTGGAACAGACTCGATACAGGGGTATTAAAATGTCATATGAAAGGATAAGATTAGATACATACACACATATAGAAAAGATAGATGCCGGGCAATTAGGTAAAAACCCTTCAAATCCTCCGGCATTGCATCTTGCCGGGATTACAGTAGGCCAGAAATATACCGTTGATACAGATAAGTCTAATGTGTTGTTTAACGTGCCAAGAAATTACAATGGTGGTGATGCTACTTTATGGTTTAACTGGACTAAGTCAGCAGTTGGTGCAGATGAATCTACTAAAACAGTCAGATGGCAGGTTAAATATCTGATGGTTTCCCCTGGCGTGAATTGCAATACTGGCGAGGTTACATTGGTCACCCAAGATTCATATGACGATTCCGACCTTACAAGCCAGATTATATATAGCACGCCAGTTATTCCGATCCCAGAGGCGTCTCTTGTAGCCTCTGGGGGTTTAGCACTTGAAGTATCCGCTATTACTCCGACAGGCACAGCACTGGCCGATGAACCATTGTTGTTGGGTGTTGTATTTAGTTGTACCTGTAAATTTATAGCGTAATAACAAATTGGGAGATAAAATTATGCCAGAAATAATAGAAATTGATCTAAATCCAGAAATTAAGACTTATAAAAAAACAGAAGGTTTTCTCGTTATTGAGAGAACTCATGACAAGCCCGTAGTGCATAGTGATTCGTATAACATTGAACAAGCGCAGGCAAAGCTTGACAAGATTGACGGTGTAATTGCTTTATGGGAAGCAAAGAAAGTCCCGCTTCAGGAAGTTATTGATAAATATAATGAGATAGCATAGGAGGCATGATGAAACTATATGCATTTTTTCCAGATGGACATGGGCCTTTTTCTTTTTTTGTTATGGCTGAAACAGAAGCGGAAGCTGTATTGGCGGTCGAGAAAGAAAGAAAAAAGTATGATGCCGAAGATTCCGATGGGTTTGGGTCTACTGACGTTACACAGCCTCATTATATGAAGGCTGTAGTTGGGGCAAACGTGGTTTTGATCAATGCAAATGATTAATAGGGAAATAAAATAATGAAAACATCTTCATTAAATAAAGGATTAGTTGGTCACTGGCCATTAGATAAGCAGTCTTTTAATCCTGCTACAAAAAGATTTACAGACAAATCAGCACATTGTAACCATGGCACAGGTTATGGAACTAAGCTTGGTTCCGCAGACCCTGGGTTCCAGGCTGATCATATGGGTCAGTTAGTTAGGAGTGCTCCGTTTAATGGGAGTGACGATTATGTTGATTTGCCCGCTATGACTTTAGGAACATCTTGGTCTGTCAGTTGTTGGTATAAACCCACAAATTTCATACAGTATACGCATTTATTGACCGCGGATAATCAAGGTTCATTTGCATTTAAGATATTTTCAAACTCAGGAGAAGTATATTTTTATACCAGTGCAAGTGGTAGCATTTTATCAAATTACACTTTGAGTACCGGAATTTGGTATCATTTAGTAGTGACTTATGACGGGACTGACGTCAAGATAATTATTGATAATGATGAGAAGGTTAGTTCATCAGAAACGTTGGATATTTCATCCTTTGGGTATAAAATTGGCAATCATAATACAGAATTTTCTTGCGGAACGCAAGAAAATACCCGAATCTACAATAGGGTACTATCACAACAAGAAATAACTTTACTTTACGAATCGTACAGACCAAAACTCGCTATATCTTCATTACATAAAGGACTAGTCCTCGATATGCCTTTGACAAGTGAAAGGCATAACCCTGGAACAGACGTTTTTACTGACAGGACTCCATATAATAATCATGGTGCTAACAACGGAGCGGATGTAGACACAGACCATAGCACTTTTGTGGCTGCTAATAGCGATTATGTGAGAATTCCTGATAGTGTTAGTCTTAGTCCAACGGTGGCAATGACGGCTATGATTTGGGTTAAGGGAACGGCGCAAGATTATATAGGAGTTTTAGAACACTTTGACACAGGTGTAAATCAAAGAAGTTTTGCGTTATGGACATCATCTTCATCCCCATATGATGTTATTCGGGTTCTTGTTTCAGATGATGGAAATTATGCAGGACATTCAAAAGACTATACTTCAAGCATCGTAGTCTTTAATAATACGTGGCATTTAATCGGTTTTATTTTTGATGCTGGAACTCTGAAATTATTTGTTGACGGAGTAGAAGACACAAATCCGACAAAATCTTCTGATGATGCAATAACAACAATTCACAATTCAACAGCAGATATCGTGGTTGGATGTACTTTAAGCAACAACACACCAGCAAAATTCTTCAGCGGTGACTTAGCCCTACCAAAAATATACAATCGAGCACTCACGCCTGCAGAGTGGATGCTTGCCTATGATCAAACAAAAGGATTATACTTGTAAAAAAAATTCTTATTAAGCATATAATATTAACAATTTAAAAACAGGACGTTGACGGGAATTGCATATCATGGCCGCTCATTTTGAAAATAGACTGGACAATATTGAATCCAAATTGGATAATGTAAGTGACGCTATCACTAAGATAGCTGTGCAAAAACAAAGAATTGACACTTTGGAATTCAAGGTTAATTCTCTTTATATAAAATGGGATCAATTAATAAGCCCCGACGAGGGCATTTTACAAAAAATTCAATCTAAAATGGTTTTTTATGATAGTCAAATTAAAATTACGAAATGGGTAATGATTTTATTTAGTACAACTGTTATTGGTTGTACTGTGTCTTTATTTGCTATGGCGAATTATCTTTTTAAACTACCAGTAACTATACCATAATGGTGAATATTATGAATTACAAATTAATAGAAATGCTTAAAAGGCACGAAGGACTTAGATTAAAACCGTATTATTGTACTGCCGGGAAATTAACAATTGGTTATGGCCGCAATCTGGAGGATGTTGGCATATCGGAACATGAAGCGTCATTATTGTTATCCGGTGATGTTATTGAGACGGAACAAGATATCAAGTCTATATTTTTAAATTTCAATGATTTTACAGAAAATAGACAAATCGCCTTAATGAATATGTTGTTTAATCTTGGTAAAACGAAATTTTTAAAGTTTAAAAAAATGATAAAAGCAATAAAAAATAACGATTGGAATGAAGTTGCAATCCAAGCAAAAGATAGTAAATGGTATACTGATGTTAAGGATAGAGCGATAGAAGTTGTGCAATTACTTAAAAACGGGTAATAGGAAATAAAATGAATAAAAAAAAGAAAACAGGCACAATAGGGACAATTAATAATAATGATAATGTAGGCATCAAAAATATATTAAATATAGGAGATACAATTTCCCCTAAGTTTGGATATGAATTATGTGGGTATTTTGGGTTAGATTATCTTATGAATCGTATGAGAAAATTTGGACCTGATAATTTTTTAGATTTTAAATTTGATGGAATGTCAATGCTTCCTGACACACTGGTGGCCTTTATTGGTTGTTTAGACAAGGATAAATTGATTTACGAGTGTGCCCTACCTCATGATCTTGCATACGCTTATACTGAGTTTGGCGTTCATAATGACATTGAGAGACAAAGAGCTGATTTAAAATTAAAATCAAATCTAATTCTTAAAGCAGAAATGAGTTCTTGGTTAGCTGAAATTTTTTATAGAGCAGTTAGGATAGGTGGGGCAGAAAATCTTGCCGCCAATTTTAGTTGGGGATTTGCCACCGTTAACAAAATATAAAAAAACAATAAAGGTAAAAATATGTGGAATATATTATCAAAAATAAGCGGTGGGGCAGTTAAAGAGGTTCTTAATGGTGCAGGCAAGGGAATCGGTTCAGTAATGAACAGATTCGGATTTACTGAAAAACTTTCTGAATCAGAAAAGATCGATAAATATTCAACTTTGTTTAAAATTTCTGAAGATTCGACTGATTCTGCTCGGCAAATGTTTATGGTGGAAATGAAAACGCAGAAACAGCCATGGGTAATTCGAATATTAAATGGGCTTGTGAGGCCTTTAGGGGGGCTTGGTGCTTTATCTGTAGAATTCTATGCTATTATGGGAGCTAATTTTGGGCAATGGTTTGGTTTTCCATATATTGAGGTTAAAATAGAAACGGAACAGCATCTTGTTTTAGGAGCGATTATCGCTTTTTATTTTGGAAGTCGTCTTAAAGAAACATTAAGCGGTTCATCAACCAAAAGATAAACGTTTATATATAGGCAAAATACTTATTAAGTAACTATTCAATAAGTATTTTGCCTATAAGCTATACAAGTTTTTATAATTTTTTACCAATGTTTTCCTTGATCTGTGATATTAGAAACGAAATTATAAAGGTTTTTCATAGCGTCCTTTTTTGTTTTCCCAAATCTTGATACTATACCAATCATAGGTGCATAACCAACTGCTCGCCATTCTTTATTCGCCTTACTATATGTGATTGAAAAAGTGTTTTGTTTAGTCATATTAAATTTATCCTTTCCAGTGTAAATGTTTTCCGGCATTTCTTATTATAGAAAGCCCTGCATAAGGGCCCGGATATTATTCAATTTTGCTTACCTTCTATTTATCACAAATAACTTTTTCGAGTGTTCGAATAAGATTATGAAGCTCTTCGTCAATTTCGCTATCGGTAATAAATCTTGATGCAGCGATTGTTCTAATCCTTGAAAATAAAACTTCAAGAACTTCATGAAAAGCAGTTTTATTAAGTTCTTTATCAGTTATTTCTTGATTCCATTCATAGCCTAATTCAATGTCTGCCCGGCGATTAAGGATATCAAAATAAGTAACAGCCATATTATGTTCATCATTATCCTCTTTGTCTTGCAAATTAACATTAACCTCCCACCCATAAATGCCAAAATATTCAATCCAATAGCCTACGTACCCTTTAAATTTTTTAATATCTAATTTGGTCATTTTCATTCAGTTCACCTTTATTTTCTTAGCGTATCAAATATTTTTTTCATATCTGGTAAAATAACGGTTTTGATTCCTGCATTATCCTTGTAATAATTATACAATTTTTCTCTGGTTTTTATATCATATATTTTTATCTTGTAATATAATTCTCTGGCTATTTCTTCATCAGTCATATCTTCAGGGAACACAGTACATAGTTCTTTATTTTGATATAAAAGCTTAGAGTGCTGCCTGGTATTACCAATAATTGTGGAACATCCGCATCGCATTGCTTCTATGGGACACCTATCACCCCTACCACCTCTGCCAAGATAAACAAGAATCTTGCTTTGATTATAAATTATATTAAGATTTTTTCTATCGACCATCCCCGGCATAAATACGTTTAGTTTTTCTCTTTTTAATATATCTATCGCCTTGTTTGTTTCGACACCTCTATGAACAGACTCGGGCATAATACAAGCCGGATCTTCATTAAATATCTCCCTGTACTTAACAAGGGCATCAACAGTTTTCCGTGTGCCTTTCTTATCATGAATATGAGATCCACCAATACAGAGATCGTATTTCATTTCTGTATTTGGGATGTAATAGAATAAGTTGGGATTAGTCGGTTTTTTAAAACCAAACCGAAAACTACCAAAATCAAAACTCTGGTCAAAATTAATCTCGTTTGCCATATTTGTTATTCTCCTATTTTGTTATGTGAAATTTTAATCTTTTTTCTCGAATTCACATTTACAAAACGGACATGTTTCATTGCTATTTGAATTATCAGTCGCCCATGTATATCCACATTTAAGACATTTTGTTTCTTTTTTCATTTTATTAATTTCCTGTTTTTTAGTCTGTTTAATTATATGTATGATCAATAGCGCCTGGCGCTATAATCCCCTTCCTGCTTTTTTCTATGTTGGCCATATTTGCAAATATTTCATCGTGATGAAAATAAATATCACTAGCCTTGATATTATTATTTAATAAAAAAACACATATTTTTTCTATAAGAGTTTTATCCATTTTATTAATTCTCCTTGTATTGACATTTTGGGCAACGTTTAAATCCCAAATTATAAATTTCTGTTGGCAATAAATATTTGTGTTTACATTTTGGACACGACATTTGTCTAACGCAATCAGGCATTTTGTTACGTTCAGGAAACATTATTTGTTCAAGCATTTTAAGTGGATCATTATATTTAGTCATTTTATCATCCTTTTTGTTAATATTTTATTTATTATGGCTGAGGCGCAAGGACTTGAACCTTGATTGACATGTTATCCTACCATTGAATGACGCCCCATTTATTTATATTATACAAAGTTTTTATAAATTTTCATCATTTTTTATAATCTCCTGTATTTTTGATACCCTATTTTCAAGGCTCACATAAAAAACCTTATCTGCACCATCTTGAATATCTTGAATTGCTGCCCTTTCATCACTTACCATAATGATTTGGATACCCATTTGTTTGGATATTGTTTTTATCATTTGAATTGCTTTTTTATTCGCTTCTTCCCCCTTTAAATGTTGAAATGGCTCATCTAAAATTAACACGTTTCTTGGAGAAGGGATGATTAATCTCCAAATAGCAATTCTTAATGCTATTGCAGCGACATCGATCACCCCTCCACCGCTATCAAAAAAAGGATTAAACAATTTACCATTTTGTTCAAATAAAAGATTACATTCTGTTTTCCCACGATTAATTATAAATGAAACACTAAGTTTATACGGGTCATCAAATATCGCTGCCAATGCCGGTGAAACGATATTAGAAAGCTGACACTCTAATTCCTTTAATGTCTGTTTTGCTACATTTTGTATAATTAATTGAGCCTTTTCAATATTATTAATCTTTTCTTCAAGTATTTCAATCTGATTATTTGCTTTATTTTGATCAGATTTGAGTTGAGAAACAATCCCAATTTTTTGATTTAATATTTGTTTGTATTTTTGAATATCCATAATGACCATTATATTTTAGGAAGAGTTATTATATTAGATTGCTTAATTGTATTATTATTATCCAAATCATTAGTTTTTGCTTTTTCAATAAATAAATTAACTATAGCGCTAGTTACATTTGACATTAATTGTAACGCTGCATTAAGATTGGCCGGAAAACCAGTTAAATTAACTGTTCCGTTATCCATTTGTTTAATCACCATTTGAAACATAACCCTTGGGGCAATTGGAACAGATGGAGATTCTTTTAATGACGAAGGGTCTATTTTAATAACGTTAGACATTTTTATACCTCTATTTTTTTTGTTATACAAATTTTTATTAAATTTCCCAATTATATTTTTTCTCTAATTCTAATAAACCGTTATTTAATTCTTTTTCTTTTTTGTCTAATTCAATTTCTGTTTTTCGTAATTTTTGTTCAGCATCTTCAATTGTTTTGCAATCAAAATCCTTATTAAGAGAATCAATTAATTGTTCTTGCTTTCCTTCAAGCTTGGATAATTCGTTTTTTGCTTCATCTATTTTTGTCTTCATTTTTAATAATTTTTCACTGTTTGTCATTATTTTGCTCCCATCACGCCATAGATTTGTTAATTATTTCTTCAATGGCCTTATCAACATTATTGATATTAATATATTTTTTTATATTAGTCCTAAAACACATTTTGGTTTCAATACTATTTGATAAACTTTGCATATATGTAGCCATACGAATATCTTTTTCTTGTTTATTGTCAATATGATCTCTGTTTATTACATTTTGTTCAATAGGTAAATAAACATCTTCTACTATATTGGTGTCTATAAACCACTTATACACCTTTGGTTTATAATTAATTTGATCCGCTGTTGTTCTCATCATTGAGCCTGGATTTACAAGCAATCTATTTTTATATTTAGAAACAAAAGGCAAATGATTATCACCGGAAAGAATTAAATTATATTTTGGAAAACCCTTAAGAAGTTCGTGCCCTTTTGGAGCCTTTTGATCTTTCCACAAAGGTTTATTTTCGATAATCATTTGATGAGTTATAGCAATTTGCGGCAATATGTTGCGCTTAGCGTTACAAACTTTAATGCCATAAGAAAAAGGGTTTAATATAAATTTATCATTTATATTTTGTGACTCTTCGATTACAAAAATAGTAAACCCACTATGTAAAACGCCACATCCACTTTCGTGCCAAGAATCAATACGATGATTAGGTAAGTCATGCTGCCCTAAAATAGTTATTATGTCTATATCATATTTAGCTACCAAAGACATAAATCGTTCTAATAATTTATTTGGCCATTGACTTTTGTGTCCAAAATCGCCGGCAACAAGCAATGGGCAATTGTTTTCTTTACATAAATCGAAAATAAAATTTAATTTTCTAAATTGAGCTTCAATAAAATCATCTGTTCTACATCTTGGAACATCATGTCTAATGTGTAAATCAGCACACAATATTGCATCAGCCTTTTTAATTGTTTGTTTTTTTCTTTTGAAATTATTCATTATTTTATTTCCTGTTCACATAATGGGCACGTAGAAGGCATTTCTTTAGCCAATTCTATTTGTAAATCATTTATATTTTTAGTTTCTTTTTTAATTTTATGTTCTATTGATTTGGCATCATTTATAATAATACATAATAATTTTTTGTGTTTTTGTAAATTATCAAAATCAATTTGATATTGAATCAATTCGTTTATTTGTTTTTTTGCTTTTATTAACTCGATGAATAGCACTCTTTGTTCATTGTTTTCATTCAAATTAAAAACAGTTTCATTTAAAATATTCCAATAACCATTTTTAATATCAATTGTTTTATCAAGATTAATTAAATCTTGAATTTTTTCATTATGTATACAAATTAAATTGTTTTTATTTAATTTATCTTGGTTTTTATTTAAATCATTTACTAATTTATTTAAATTGGTAAATGATTGATTTTGAGATCCTATGCTCTTTTTAAATATAATTAATTTTTTAATATCATCTTCATATTTTAATATTAAATTGATCTTATTTAAATTAGCATCATTAATGTGAAATTGATATATATTCTTATTTAAATTGTCGAATAACATCGTTAAATTAGATATATCAAATTCGATGCTTTCTATTTCTTTAATTTTAATGCCGGCTTCAGTTAACCATGAATATTCTTTTAACTTTTCTTGTTTATTTAATTTAATACCCTGTTGAATTAACAAATCTCTGTTTTTTTGCTTTAAAACCTTGGTGATATTTGTTTGCGTTACATCTATAATGTCTAATTTAACAGCCTTATTAATTTGTTTTCCAACTTCACCCGGTGTCAATTTTAAAAGAAAAGGTGTATCAAATTGTTTTTGTATATTTGTTTCAGGTATGTTTAATAAATTAGATATCTCTTCCGGAACCTTTGTCCCGAACCCTTCAAAAACATCTGTCTGTTTTGATTCTTTATTATCAACGCAATATATATTTTTTTTACCCTTTTCTCTAATAATTGTTTTTTGGTTATCAATATCAACGCTTACGGAAGTATCCCCTCCCCAATGCGAACGAAAACGATCACCTGTTGGCTTATTGGAGATTACCCAGTTCAACGCTCTTATGATGCTACTTTTTCCCTTACTAGATTCTCCAATTATAATATTGACGCCTGGATCAAAATCTAATTTTGTATTTTTATGACTTTGAAAATTTTTTATTTTGATTGATTTTATCATAATTTTATAACCATTCTAACATGGATATACCGTGAATGTTGAGACTTTCCCAAAAGGTATTCCTCATCTTGCAATCTTTTTCATTTTCATATTTTAAACTTTGGCCGTAAAGCGGATGTCGCATTATCCCCTTAAGCCATAATATCTCTTTGTTATTTAAAGATAGCGTAGTTGTTGATCCATTTTTTATTTCCACTTTCATGTTAATTACCTCTTTATTTCATCAATAATATTAAGTATTGCTTTAAAAGATTTATTCATTTTTCCACTTTTAGGATACACAGGAAGTTTCTTTCTATTTGGATATATTTGAAAGTAATATTTACAAATTTTGTTAAAATCACGTTTATTTATTTTCTCTGCTTTGGGTCGCTCATTTGGGTGAATGTACTTTGGATCAAGGGGCGGGGCCTCTAAATAATCAGCTAAATTCCTCAGGAACTCCGGTAATTGTATTAATTTGGTTAACCCATACCTTTTAAATGAGTTTGTTACTTTTCCCTCTACAACATTAGCATTTTTATGAATCACGCCTCTTAATAGCCCTTTTCCATCTTTTCCAAGCATATCCTTTTTTCTTTTGTGCTTATGGTCAAAAACGGCGTCTTTATAATCAATGGGTAATTTTAATATTGGACAGGTGCCCTTTTGTTTTACCCATTGATTATATCGCAGTTCTTTTAATTGAGCATGGGTTAATGATATTAATTTAATCATTTTTTATTCCACTATTATATTATACAAGATTTTACTAATATTTTCTTGTTCTTTTTAATTCTACACTCTCTTCGATTTCATTCCAAACGCAACCGGTAATATCTTGTAATTTTTTTTGTAATTTTTCATTTTCTATTTTTTCAATTAAAGACGCTTTTGTTTCTTCTATATTAAATTCTACAGCCTTTATATTTTGGCCCGCTTTTTTCCAATGTCCTGAATTAACAAGAAAGTCAATACAACTAGAAACATCATCAATTCCATAACTGGCAAAAATATCAAATTCCACGTCTCTTAGTTTGCCGGTAATTTTGTTCTTGGTCACCTTAGCTATTATTGAATTTCCAATTTTTCTTTTTTGTTTTCTAACTTCTTTTACAAGGGTTTTTTTCTTATTTAACCACACTTGATGCGAGCTATAGAAAAAAGGGGCCAATCCACCGGAAGTCGTTTTCTTTGAACCGAACACAACACCAATCTTTGCTCTCTCTTGTTGAATGATAAACAAAACGCTTTTAGTATGGCTCATTTTTCCATTTATCATCCTTAAGGCTTCCCCTATGCCCTTGGCCTTTTCTGTTTTGAAACTGCCCTTGATTTCTTGAATAGCATCTGGATTTTTTGCTTTAATTAAAGCTTGCTGATATTCCCTTTGTAATTCTTCACTACTCGTAAGACTATCTAAGCTATCAAGAATATAAATAAATGGTTTTTCTTGTTTTGTAAAATTTAAAATATTACTTTTGAAATCTTGAATTGTTTCACTATGCAACGGTTCATCATCGTTATGTAAAGGTGACGTGATTCTCTCCGCTAATTTATTACCAAATAAATATTTAATATCAAATCCGTTACAAGTCTCTTCGCTGTCATCATAAATAAATTCGTAATTATCAAATCGCTCATCTTGAGCGCATTCAGCTAACATTGTTAACATAAGCATTGTTTTTCCACTGGCCGATCCCCCTGGCAAAGTAATAATTCGACCAAGGGCAAATGCACCAAACGGATTATCAGAACACGCAAGGTTCAACATGGTGCTTCCTGACGGTATTAAAATAGATGTATCTATTCTCTTTCTTTTAATTTTTATATTAGCCGATTCTTCTACTTGACCTAATATTTTTCTTTTTATCATTTTTTTAGTCTTTGTTTTATTTTTAATAAAGGGGAATATTTCTATCCCCCTTTATTATTGTTTTTGATTAAAAATCATACTAAAACGGAACATCTTCCTCGTTTGCAACCGGTGTTCTTGGCCGCCTGCGTGGCCTTGATGGCTTATCTTCTTTTTCTTTCTTTAATTCCTCTTGCCTTGTAATACACTTCTGAAAAATATCCTCTTCACATTCTTCACATTCTTCACCGGTGTTACAATCAATTCCAAACTTTTTCCCTTCAGGGCATTCATTTTTGGGATTATTGCTGAATCTTTTTCTTGATGTTGCTGTTGGTGTTTTATCCTTAACATCGTCCTTAACATCGTCCTTAACATCGTCCTTAACATCGTCCTTAACATCGTCATTAACATCGTCCTTAACATCGTCCTTAACATCGTCATTAACATCGTCCTGAATCTTTTCTTCCTTTTGGGTAACATCATCGTCGAGGCCAAAATGAGCGTTGGCAACTTGTTCATAAGTCGGTATAATAAGCATTTTGTCAAGAGAGAAAACCTTATCCAGTGTATCTTCTGAATAAGATTCTCTTTCTTCAAATGAAATAGAATGCGGCTTGAGATAGTCTTTACCCCTAAATGTTTCTGTGCCACCTTTGAATTTAATTGACGCCCCCATTTCTAAATCACTAAAAGTTATGGTTTCTTCTTCATCCTCTAATGCTTCTTGTAGAATTTTTTCAAACCAATGCCATGAAAAATTATCCCATAGTTGTATCCCCTTTTCCTCATCATTATGATCATAAATATTATAAAATGTTCTCCAACTCCATTTAAGAGATTGTATTTTCTTTTTGTCCTGTTCATCTTCATCCTTGCCCCACTCTTCATATAATTCTTCACAAATAGGACACTTCTTACCAAACGCATGCTTTAAACAAAGGAACATATCATTGCCTTCTCCGATATTACGATGAATAGGGACTTCAAGTTTATAATCCAAGAATCCAACTTCACTATATTCACCTAAAGTGCTTCCTGATACACTTTTAAGCATTTTGTATTTTTGGTTTGTAATTTCAAATGGCAAAATATCAATATGATTTTTACGACCAATCTTAAATCTTTTTATTTCTGTTCCATTAGCCTTAGAATAATCTAAAACCGATTTTATTCCAAAGGTTTTATTATCCTTTTCCTTAACTGATCTCTTTGTCCTGTTAGCTAATGCGGCCCTTCTTTGTTCTGGTGTAATTCTTGGCATCTTATTTCGCCTCCTTTTTGTTTTCGTTTTTGTTATTTGTTTTCTCTTCAAAAAAAGTTAAAAAAATTATTTTTGAAGCGACCCTTATTGAAATTCCAAAAAAAATAAATGCAAAAAATATTTTAAGCATTGTTTTTAATAATTCATATAATAATTCCATGATTATTTCCGCACCCTTTTGTTTAAGCTAGATCTTTCTTTACTGGACGATTCATCACTAATTCTTACCTCGATTGATTCACCTTGATTTTTTTGTAACTCTTCAATTGGTGAAGCAAAATAATTACCTATCCATAATTTAACTTCATTTTCAAGTGCTGATTTGCGATCATCAAATGCACGTAAAGCATTTTTAATCATATTCAGCTCATATTCTGCATCAATTTGTTCATTTTTTGCCTCGATATAATCATTATTTTCACAACAAAAAGCTTCGATTTGCTGCACCGTAATCTTTGGATTTTCAGTCTTACATTGTTTAATTAATTTTGCCTTAACAACAGCTACAGCTTCATTTATTTTTTTTGTAACTCTATCTAAATGAGATACCTCGGATGCATATTTATAACGTAAATTTGCATGATTTTTCCATTCGTTATGCAAATTGTTTAAATCTATTTTTAAATCTTTTTTAAAATTAAATTCTTTATCCATTTATTAATATTTCCTTTATCTTATTATACAATATTTTTCTGTTTTTTATCTACTTTTTATTTTTTTCTTTTCCGCAAACAGTACATCTATATGTTGTTCTATCAACCTTTTGGTTATGAACCCTTATTGATTTTCCATATCGTTTATCTTGAAACGCATGTTCACATGTACATTTCATAAGCATAATTATCACCTCTTCCTTTTTTATATAGTTGTATTGTGTGTTGCAAAAACGATCCCTGGCATGCCGGTATCATAAACATTTTCTCTAAAACAATCAAATATAAGGGCTGCCTTATCATTGCTATTTTTTAACATCACTGCTGCCATATATCCAATGACGGATCGCCTAATTTTTTCCGGATCATATTTCTTTAATCCCTTTAAAATAGTTGTCATATTTTTCCAACTACCATTATTTAACATCGCTTGACACAATTCTTTAATCTCTGCATCACTTACATTTATACTCTGTATTGACTTCAGCATTTGGTCTTCTGTAAGGTCTAATATCTGATCTAATGACATAAGTATTTGCCGAGGGCAACCTTCTGATACCTCAATGATCTCATTTTTAACGTCATCAGGGACGTCAAATTCCATATCTTTAAGCACCCATGATATTAATTCCATAGATTCTTTATCGTTTAATGGCTGAACTTCAAAACAACTACAGCGGTTCTGTATCGTTTTAATTATTTTATTTTTTTCTGTCGTACAAAGTATAAAATATACATGATTTGGAGATTCTTCAAGGGGTTTTAGTAATGCATTTTGGAAATCTCGCGTGCCCATATGCGCCTCATCAAGCAAGTATATTCTTGTTTTAGATAACAGCGGTTTGTAATGCATCGCCGACATGATTTCCCTTGCTGTATCAATCCCCCTAGCATTAGCTGCATTAATTTCTATGAAGTCAGAATTTAAGTTATTATTGATTCTTTCGGGACATCCGAGCTTAGAAGCTATTATACGGGCTATAGTTGTTTTGCCACATCCTGACATGCCTGATAAAAGAAACGCATGAGGAACGTCGTTTCTGTCCCTTTTAAGTATAGATTTAAGGCTTTTTACTATTTGTTTGTTGCCCACAACCTCACTGAATGAATGAGGCCTATAATCTATGTTAAGTGAACTCATTATTTTTCTTCTCCTTCTCCCTCTGCTATCATATCTTCAATTTTATTAATTGTCCACGCTTTTAATTTATTATATGTTTGTTCGATATCCTTCTTATTACAAGCCGCTTCTATAGAAATATCACACCTTAAAAATTCAAAGTTATCCAGATTAACAGTTTCTCCCCTGGATACTTTAATTTTTATATCATCATTCATGATACACCTCTTTAAAATTTTCTGTACAAAATTTCATCTAACGTTCGTTTACAAAGAAAAAATTGTCGGCTGAACTGGGATCTGCCTTCTTTGAAAAATCCTAAATTGAACTTAGCAATTCTCCATTCATTCTGTCGCAACCATCGGCTTGCTAATTTTTTTGATATCATAATTAATATTCTCTCCTTTTTTTGAAATTATTGTCTTCTATACTTTCCAAAACACAGTCAATAGCATATGCAATCTCATTTATGTCACCATTAGGAAAGGTTCGTTTAATATACTTTTTGCAACATTTTACTGCATCACTACTGTAAAACTCCATCGCCATATTAAAATACTGATTGTTACAAGCATTATTTTTCATTTTGTTTTATCCTCATTTTTGTATTATACAAAACAACCTGTATGTAGAGTTATGCGCCACACTGCCACAGTCGATGGAATCGAACCGTCATAAAGCATAATAATTTTGGTAATGTACACTCCCTTCTATTATTCAATAGCTTATTTCCACAATATGCGGAATCGAACCGCAAGTGGCGCATAACAATGAGATAAACTCAATAAATGACAAATCCTTTATGTTATTTATCTCTCGTATTTCTATTATACAAGAAAAACTTTATTTTTTTTATTAAAATTTTATATTTGGCAAGTATTTCTTCAATATCCTTCTGGAAGGTATTTCATTATTGTCAACTTCCATTTCTTCAAGCAAAAAATCCAATTTTGTTTTATTGATTTTTGAAGAACTAAAATCATTTCCGAAAAATCCTTGCGTCTTAGTTTTTTTAACTGATTTTAAACACTTATTTGCACCGGACTCACCGATTCCATTTAATTCTAAAAACGGTACGTACAGATTTTTATTATGAAACACCCAATTAATTGTATCTGAGTATTTTCTTTTAGGGGGAATAACTTCATATCCAGCTTTCCTAATTTCGTTTAACAATGTGTTCTTTTTTTTGTTTGGGTCGTAACTTGCCTCGTTCCATTCGTTGTGGGTTAAGCTCGCTGCATAAAATGCCTCTGGATAGTTTGATTTCAAATGCGCCGTCCAATATCCTATGAGCGCATAAGCTACAGCATGCGAACGATTAAAACTGTAATTTGCATGTTTACCAAGTTCAATCCAAAAGTTTTCAGATTCTTTATGAGAAAAGGTACCCATTTTTTTGCACCCTTCCATAAACATCTTTTTAAAGGGTAAAAATTCTTTAACGTCTCGCTTTTTTCCAATAACCTTTCGTATCTTATCAGCAATGGATTCACTTAACCCGGCAATTTTGGAAATGACTTTCATCACCTGTTCTTGAAAAATACAAATCCCGTACGTATCTTTTGTTATTTCTTCATATATAGGATGCAACTCTTCCCATTTTGCGCCATGTTTTCTTTTGACGAATTCTTCTGTGGCGCCGGAATCCATAGGGCCAGGTCGTGCAAGTGATATTGCCGCCACAATATCTTCAAAAGAATGCACTTTCATATGTACACACAAATCAGAGCATACTTTTCCACTTATTTGGAATAATCCAGATGTGTGACCATCATTGATTAATTTAAATGTCTTCTTATTGCCTAATGGTATTTTATTAAAATCAAAACTATCGTCATTTATAAGTCTCTGTGATTCCGCCAAAACAGATAAGGTAGATAACCCCAAAATATCCAATTTCATTAAACCGACATACTCACTATCTGCCATTGACCAGTTACAAACGATTTTATCTTTACGCTTTATTAATACACACTTATCAGTATCTGTTAAATCTTCAGAAGATATAACCACCGCAGCAGCATGAGCTCCAGCAAATTTTGCCTGCCCCTCCAGCTTCAATATTAATTTCATGACATTTGGGTATTTTTTATTGAAATATTTCCCTTCTCTTGTATTGTTAATAGAATACTGAACATCACTATCATCATTTTTGCTTGGATAAATAGACTTTGCAAAAACACCAACTTCTTGTAAAGGGATATCAAAAACACGTGAAACATCACGAATAGCAGCCTTTGATTGCATTTTTCCTACAGTGCTTATGCCGCAAGTATAATTCTTTCCATAAGTATCACCCAGATATTTGACAACTTTTCCACGAAATCGCTTCTCAAAATCTATGTCTATATCGGGCAATTCGTGTCTGGCATCATTAATAAAGCGAGAAAAAGACAATTGGAATTTTACAGGGCAGACTTGAGTGATACCCATAAGATATGCAATAACAGAACCACTAACTGACCCCCTGCCAGGCCCAACAAATATATTATTTTGCTTTGCCCATTCTATTAAATCATAAACGATAAGAAAGTAACGAATAAACCCTTTTTTCTTTAATAAATTTATTTCCTTGTCATATCTTTTTATATATTCCTGTGACCAATTATCTATACCAAAAATATCTTTATAGCCTTGTGAACAAATATCCTCTAATAATTTTATTTCGTTTTGGCCTTCGAATCTTGGTGGTAACGGTAAAGATATTTCTTGTTTAGGTATCCTGAACCCCATACATTGCCTGGCGATTTTTACAGAATTCTTCATTGCCTGAATATAAATATCTTCTGTAAAATCGCCCTGCTTTTTAAATGCTTTAATCATTTCATCAGCAGTTCTTAGATGCAATCCTTTAAAACCAAAAGACCATCGTTTAGGGTCATCCCACTTGGATCGGCTTTGAATGGCTAATAAAACCTCCTGTGCTTCCCATTCTTCTTCATTTATATAGTGACAGTCATTTGTTGCAACAAACTGAATATCAGAGAATTTTATCGAAAGTTCTTTGATTTTATTATGTATTTTCTTTTGGGCAGGAATATCATGAGGCATTATTTCAAAGTAAACTTGTGTCTTTTTTTGCAATTGTATTAATAAATTTTTTGAATCTGGAAGTAAGAGAAAGCTCCCCGCGCAGGCAGTGGCGATAATTAACCCAGACAAATCATGTGCCAATAATGTATTGTAGTCAATCCGTGGTTTATAGTAAAAGCCTTGTATGTTAGCAATTGTTAAAAGAGAGCATAATGTTTTCCAGCCGGATTGATTTTTAACCCAAATTGTTATATGCCCTCTTTTTTCACCTGGAGCCTTAATGTTCTTATCGGGAACAATATACAGTTCCGCACCTAAAACGGGATTGACACCTTGTTTATCACACTCTATTTGCCATTGCAATAAATTGTCAATAGAACCGTGGTCTGTACACCCATTATAATTTTGGCCCAATTCTTTGGCCTTGGCTATATATTTATTTACAGAGCCATAACCATCTAATAATGAAATTTCAGTGTGCAAGTGAAGGTGACAAAAGTTCATACCTATTTATTCCTTTTCATAAATAAAATAAGTGAAACAAATAAAATGACTAACCATATAAATTTAATAACAGCAATACAATAAATGCTTCCAGTTACGTTAATAAAATAATTTAATAACGGGTTCATTTCAACACAACCAAAATCCAATAACATCTTCGTTTGGATAAAATCGACAATGTTATAAAAAACAATTATAATATATAATAATGTTGTTATTAATTTCATGTTTACTCCTCATCAGCAACCAAACAAATAACGTGTTCAAAATTAATACCCTTAAACAATAGCCTTTCACCCACAATTACTGATTTCAAATTCCTTATTATGGCCATAAAGAAATTAGGATTTACCAGAAACTTTATTTCTTCTCCCGTCCAATCAACCTTAATGTTTTCAGACATAGATCCGCTGATCCCTTTTCCGTCACAACTAAGATTATTATTCTTAATCTTAATAGTTACAAACCTATTTAATTCAAAACTATCAGTTACCAATGATGATGAACGATCAACGGCTTCATCTATTGAATCAGGCAAATCGATTGATTCCCCATCTATTTCAAAAAACTCTTGTATATTTTTAGGAAACTCCAAATTAACCATTCTGCAACAAAATGTTGTGCTTTCTTCATTAATAAAATAAATCCATCCATTATCAGTTATGTTATATTTTGTAGCGTTATATTTAATAAGGATTTTAGCATTTTCAACGGGAAGCAAAAAGCTTTTTTCAATTTTATCAAGCATTGTTTTTTTGGTAGCTCTATAACCATCAGTTGAATAAACAATATCATCAACAATATATAAGCATTTAAACGCCGGTGGTGATAAATTATTGCCAGTAGAAAATATACACATTGATACAGATTCATTAAAGTCTTTTGGTAAATTTATCCATTCGTTATTTTCTTCTATTGGTTGCATATTTATTTTTGGATCAATATTCATTTTGATGCTAATTGTTTTCCCTTTAATATCAATTTTATTCTTTTTTAAATTAATTTCTAATTCATCATCTTTCAGTTTACACAATAGTTTATAAAAATCATTTGCTTTCACTGCGCCTGTAAATCCGCTTTCAAAATTTTGATTTATAAGTGTTTCTCCATTAAATGACCAAACCTTATCATTTTCAAAAATGAAACAATCAACCTGAGGGATTGCTGATTTTAATGTTGTTCCCGGTAATACATTGGTTAACGCTGATATGAAATTTTTTCTATTTATTATCATCTTTATTTATCCTTTTTTTTGATTTATATTTAGAATTGGTAAAAATCCCATCATTATTGGTTTTATTTTTGTTGAACAATTATAGTGTTTAATATTGCCTTTTGGATAAGACAAAAGGGTTAATTTAAAATCATTTTTCATTTCTTTTTTTTGTCTTTTGTTCCCATGAAAATATACATATCTGTATTTAGGTTTGCATATGATTTTTTTGTATCCAAGGGATTCCATTTCATATTGTTTATCGGTATTGTATAATCCACAAATGGTTCTTCGATGATATTGAATTCCGTCCCTTTCCCAAACAACTGATGTCGCCTCACCGGTATAATGCCAATTTAAAGCTTGATAAATATAACCAACATGATTTTGTCCACTATCAGCATAACTTACCAATAATGTTGGTTGTGGTAATTGTTTGATTGCTCGTGAACAAAACCATGTAGCTACATTTTTACGTTCATTTTTGGGAAGGTCAATGCACAATCTATTGAATTCTAATGTGTTATATTTACCGTGACATAAATCTTTCAAACGATAATTCGCGCCAACCCCAAAAGTAATAATCCCCACTACTTTATTTTGATTCATAAGACCAAATCCATATGAAACTTGAGGAACTTTTCCGGCATAATGTTTCTTAATACACCATTGTTTAATAATTTTGTTATCTGGAAATCGTATAATTGTGTAATTCATATTATTATACCAATTTAAGTTTTTTATCTTCATTTTCTACAAGAATATTAAATTTAATAAGTGTCCCTAATGAAATATTAGCAATATTAGTTGCTTTAAATTTAGCAGTCCCTCCATTTTTTCTATATAATTCATTCGACCTTTCCATTATTTCTTTTCTGGTTGCACCTGATATGCAAAGTTCTTTTATTGCTTGGTGATAAAGTGATATCCTTGATATTTTTTTATCTTTTGTTATTGACTGTTCTACTTCAAGTTCTACTTCAGGTTCTACTTCAGGTTCTACTTCAAGTTCTACTTCAGGTTCTACTTTTATTATAACTTCTTCATAAATCCAAGGCAATTTTACACCAAGGGTAACCAATACTTTTTGGGTATCATCAGATAATTCATCTTTATCGTCTTCCAACAAACTGTTTCCAATTTCCTTTAGATCCTTTTTCAATGAATCTATGTTTTCTATCTTGATAGGCGGATCAAATAATTTATCTAAATTACTTGCTGCATTTTTCATCATATCTATCGTTAATTCTTTTTCATTCATAATTTTATCCCTTTTTTAGTTTAATATATCTGTTCATAAACATTTTAAAAGCATCCAATGGAAATAAACATTTTATTTTAATGTCTAACGAATCTTTTTTTAAGTGAGGCCAAGGTTCTACATATGGCGTCATTAATTGTAACGATTCCGTTGTAAGCATTGCACTATCTATTTTTTTAATAGACTCATCAAACGGATAAGGAATATTTATTTTTGTACAAATGCACTTCATTAATTTTTCTTCAACCGGTTTAATATTTGGGAAAAGTTGTTTAATTGGCGTCGCTATGTCACCAATATATGCTTCAGCACCATCATGAAATAGACCTTGCATTGCATATTTTTCAGGCACATTTTCACTTACGTATACTGAATGCTCCGCCACGGAATAAAAGCCGAAAGAATGACCATTATACCGACAAATATTCGAAAGCGACCACGCAATGTCTTCGATCTCTATATCTTCTGGTTTAGGTGAAAACGGATAAATTTTCTTTCCTAAAAAAGTCTGTATCCAACTATCATCAATTTTATTATTCATGATTCCCCACTTTTATTATATTGCGCACCTTGTAATGAACCAAGTATTTTACACTCTTTGAATAATCGTTTAATTTCATCTTCTGCTTGTTCTTTTAATTCACCAAAGCAGCGCTTCCATTCTTCTTGCTCAGTGATGTTATCACCCATTTAATTATTTCCTTTCTTGGAATATCCATCAGATGCCCATCCCTGCCCATTTAAAACAAAGTTGGTACAAGAGACTTTCTTTTTCATAATGTCCCCGCAAATTGGACATGATGGAATATCAGCGTCCGTTTCAAGGATTATCTCTTCATCATATTTACAGCCCTGGCAATACAGGTCAAAAATTGGCATTTTATCTCCTTTAAATTATTTCTGTTTCACAATCAATGATTTTGGCTATGTCTATTGCATGCATTTTTGTCAAGAAAACCTTAGCATCCATAAGTATTCCTGTCCAATAAAATCCACCTTCGTACTCTTCAAGATATATATCATCATATTTCTTCTTTATTATATGGGTCATTTTGTTTCCTCTCTTATTTTCCGCATTTCTTCAACAATTTTTAGTGTCACAGACATACAAGTGCTGAATATTCGGGCTACCTTATCTGGATGTGTTTCGCTATCTGATAATTTTATTATTGATTCTACTATTTGGTTTATATTCATTGTCATTGTTATGTTTCTTCTTTCGGTAGTTGAATATCTGTATAACGTTCATTTCGTTTGATGCAACCGATTGTTGAATTACTGATATTAAATTTTTCTGCTATTTCTCTTTGTGAAATTTTATTCAATAACATTTTTCTAACTTCTAAAATTTGTTTATCTGTAAGTTTACGTTTACCTTTTAATAAATCATTCAAACCTACACCTGGTGTTTGTATCCATGAATAATGTTCACCTCTCTTGATGCTTCCAATAGTTGATTGAACAACATTAAATTTTTTAGCTATATCTTTTTGAAAAACACCATTAATTAACATTTGTTTTATTTCAATAATTTGTTCTTTTGAAAAAATGCTTAATGTTTTTGCTATTTTTTGTTTTGTTTTATTGGATTTATTTTGTTGTGCAATTGACATATTTTGTTTTGCCTCTTTTGAACATACAAATCCCTTACGTGTCTCAGACATCTTTTTACGAGTTTCATTTGAAACAATTTTATTCTTATTTGATTCACTTATTTTTTTACGTGTCTCCAAGGACATATTTAATTTTGCATCAGACATTTTTTTTCGAGTTTTTTCAGACACGAAACGATTTTTACTCATTTTTCCTATTTTTTTACGTGTTTCTAAAGAATATAAACGACCTAACGTTCCTTCTCCACCATCTGTAAGATTATAACCATTTGGCGCCTTAGTATTAAATATTTTTATATATTCTGTTTCTTCTTCACATAATTCTTTCCATGAATTACATTCAAATATTATTTCATGTTTAAAATTTTCTTTACCGTGTTTTTTTATTGTTCTATGTAAATATGAATTTGTATTGTGTGAATTAAAATGAACTTGCATTCGCTTTTTATAATTAGTTGTTATACCAATATAGGATTTTCCACTATCTATGTGAGAAATCCTATAAACTACAAATTCTTTTGGTTTATCTTTCTTCATGCTTCTATTATACAAGATTCGTTTTGTTTTTTACGACTTTATTTTATTATTCCAAATTAAATCCCTTAAGTCCCTTTTTGACTGACAATAAATTTTTAAGTGCCGTTTTATAATAACTGGCCTTCAATTCTATCCCAATTGTTTTGCGACCCATTTTTAAAGCAATATATGATTCTGAACCAACTCCAAGAAATGGAGTCAAAACAACATCCCCAGGATTACTCCAAAGAGAAATACATCTTTCTATAACTTGTGTTTGCAAGGGACACAAATGTTTTTCGTCTCCAGATTCTCTGGCCATCTTAGCATTTAGGGTTTTAGTCTGATTTATATCGTCCCAAACGCTCGCCGCATATCGCCGCCAGATCTTATGACTAAAAGTATTCTTTCCCTGAATCTCATTCTTTTCATTTTCATCAGGAACGTGACCATCACCAATGTAAGTTTCAAATCCGTTTTTGTGTGTTACGGGTTCAGGATTTTCGCCCGGCTTCTTAATTGTTAGAACATAGTCTGGAAGCCCATTTCTGCACCTTGTACTATCTTTACATATCTGTTTATGGAGCAGGCCTATGGCCTTTGTTCTCACCGCCTCTAATAAAGGATCTTTTGTGATCATAACTTTTGAATGATATATAAATCCAGCTTCCTGAAATGCTCTCAAAATGATACCAGGAAAATCCTTTAATCCTATGACACCATCTTTTTCTTTCATAGATGGTATATCGCTGCAATGGATAGACATCAACCGTCCTGGCATCATTGTTCTATATAATTCTGGAATCAAAAATTTGAAGTGTTCATAGAATTCGGAATCAGTACAATTCCCCATATCATGAGAAGAATTTGAATAGCAAAAAAGATTAGAAAATGGCGGAGAATAAATTGAATAATGTATCGAATTAGATGGAACGCCTTTTAATACCTCTATGCAATCACCATTATAAATCGAAAATTTATCTGTTATATGTTGATCGAATACAACCCTAATACTTTTATCATCTGCCCAGTCACTTTCATATAATTTGGATCTTGATTCCTTTAATTTTTGCTCATAAAATTCTATTTCATTAATTATTTCATTATTCATTTTTTTATTTATCCTTATTAATCTTTTTAAAAAAACAATTATATACACCTTGACCATAAATATACCAAAAGTATAAACTAACAATAAAAATTCCCCACTGATTATTTGAATAAGACGTATAAACCCAAAATGGTTGCATAAATACACCAACAACAAAGCCCCATTTTCTGCAGGGCTTTGTTGTTGATAAAAAAGATATGCAAGTGCAACTTGCAATCAAAATTATTATTTGAACAATTATATCCATTTTGGCAAATCCATTTTTACGTTTGGATTATATTCTTCTTTCTCTCTCGTTGCACTACCTAATTCTCTTTTTGTAATATCTTTCATGTATATAACCATGCTTGCTATCATTTCTTTTGCTTGGGCATCTTTACGTTGTATATTTTTTAGGACGGCTCCCTCACGTTCTTCAATGATTATATGAATATCGACCTCTTTTTTTTGACCAAAGCGCCATATGCGGCGCACGGCCTGATAGAATTGTTCCCATGAATCTGAAAGACCAACAAAAATTGCTTTATTACATATTTGAAGATTTAATCCAAGCCCTGCTATTTTGGGTTTTGTTACCATTCTTTTTAAATTTCCATTAGCAAAACTTAACATCCTTGATGTTTTAACTTCATTAGAATGTTTTCCTGCTACTTCTTGTGCCTCATCAATTAATTTTGTGAGCAACTCGGATTCGGGATTAAGATTACACCAAATCACCCATCTGTCATCGGTAAAATTTATAAGTTTTGCTGCTTCTTGACATCTAATATTAATTGTTTCTCTTCGTATTTTCTGACGATCATTTAATTTTCGTTTTATTTCAACAAATAATCCATAATTTGGTTTTGATTTAGTTTTAATTATATGTTGATGATAGTGAATTTTTGGAAGCTCAAAACCCTTGTCTTCAAATCCAATATCGGACGGTTTTGTTATCATAACTGACCATGATGCCATCCAAGACCAAAAAATATTTTCTTTTACGTGCCCCTTAAGACGCCAAGTCCCTGTATTGGCAGTGTCATTAATGAAAAAAGTTGAAAGC